ACTATTTTAAAAATAATATATTTTATTAAACTATGCTATTGACATCATTATTAAACTATGCTAATATATAACCATCAACAGAGAACAAACAGCCCGGACGCAAAGCCGGGAGAACGGAGAAAAAACATGATTAAATTTTTAGATTTATTCAACACAATGCACTGTGATTTCTTCGAAATCCAGAAAGGCAGAAAAAGTGAATTTGTAGAGTGGGAAATGAGCGGGAAAATGCTTCAGACCTGCAAAAAATATTTTGATGATCGAGTGATTGATTTCTATATCACAAGATCAAACAAGAATAATGAGTTAGGGCTTGTTATTAGACTGGAGGAAATAAAAAAATGAGATATAGCATCTATCTGGGCCAGATCGAAAAGGCCCACACAAAAAGAAAATTAGAAAAGCTTCTGAACCTGATCGGCAACGACTTCGCCGGGATTAGTTCCCGACAGTATAAAGAATTAAAATTCCTGATTCTTTATAAAATGGCAGCATAAAAAAGGACTCCGAAAAGCCCGGAGCCCTAAATATAATTATTAAAATACCAACAAAATCATTATAACTCTAACAGGAGGAAAAATCAATGACAAACAAATATTTGAATAGATTAAATTGGGCGGTGTTCACAATGATCGACCGCGCCACACAGGATGACAAAAAAAGCAAAATAAGCGTTGCAGGCGCTTTTAGTTACCCATGCAACGCGGAAGACTTTATAAAAACTCTTCCGGCTGAACACAAGTGGTATATGCTCGACACTGACCGCCTGGAACGGTTCGAAGAATTTTATAACTACGTCCAGGATATCAACGAGCAATATGGGGATTACGCAATATTCCATATTAATGACGGCGGGTTTACCGTTGATGAATTAAATTGTTTCCGTAGTATCCTTGATCTTTGGACAGATGCAAAAATCAAATAAATTCCTCCGGCGGCGGTCAAGCCGTAGCCCCAACGCAACCGCCGGATTTAAAAAAATAAAAAAGAGAGGTAAATAAACTATGAAAAAGTATACACTTGAAACATTAAAGAAAGAAAACGAGCTTTTCGACAGCTATTACGGGCTTGATGAATCAGATGTAGAAAAAGTAAACCGCATTATCGAAATGATTGAAAAATCACGCTCTGTAAACGTTATTCAAAAATATGATGTAGCAGAGTACACAAACGAATACGGGGAATATTTCCCAAAAGCAACCGCGACAATGAAGAGAGGGGAAAATATAGAACTTTGTGAAAATGCCGGAGTGCATTTGAGTATTTGCGATAGTAAGTTATGTGGTAGCGCTTCAGGCGGTGCATTTAGCCATCATAAAGAATCTGAATTTACATATAAAGGTACGTCAAGCAATACTTTTTGGACTTGGGGAAATGCTGGTGCTTGCGCAAATGGTGGAGTTTATTTTACCGCAACAGTTAATTTGTGGGAGTGTAACGATAATAAAGAAATGTTTTCCACAAAAACACATGATAAATATTATTTGTCATATAGAAAAGCAGAAAACAACGGAGATTATCAATATTTTGCTTCTAAAGCTGGAGTGAGTAGCTATGCATGGAGAACTAAAGAAGATATGCAAGCATGGTTGAGAACTAAAAGAGCAGTTGTGACCGAAAAAAATACATGGGGCGGTGCTGTTATCTGGACATATAAAGAAGTAGAACATCATTGCTCAAATACAGAGTATGACGCATTAAACGTAACAGAAGATATTTTCTTAATGAATGGAAGTAAAAGACGTTGTAAACGTGTCTATGATGATAAGAATTATATCTTGCATACTTATTTTGTCTGGTATTGGGAAGATGATACACAAGAATTTTATACAAGAATGAACAATCAAAACAAAATTATTGATTCTTACGAGGTGGATTATCGCAAAAATGAAGTTAATAAAATCGCGCTCGAAGAATTAAGAAGTGGAATTATAAAGCCGCTTGAAGTTAAATTCAATTAGACCGGCAAGCGTACCGGGGAGCATTTCCCCGGCGGCCTTTTAAAATAAAAATCAGGAGGATTAAAAAACATGAAAAAATTAACATTAGTAGAATACGGATGCGCGGGAACAGGCTACAGAAACGGCTCAGATGTGCCAAATTGCAGAGTTCGTGCAGAATTTGACACGCTGGACGGCCTGCACGTTGTTGCAGATTTTGGTGGCTACCAGAGACGCGACGCAAATAAAAAAGGGTTCCCAGTGGTGCAACCTAACGCGTTACATGTAGATGGCACATATTACGACGCTGAGGGTTGCGGACGCTCTTACGAATATAGACTTGCGCAAAATGAATTTGATTTTTCACGTTTCGATTTCACAAGAACCGGAATTTTGGCATTTGTAAACGAGGTGACCGGGGAAAATTATACAGAAATCGAGTTTGCAAAAAGGATTTAGTTTTCAGGCGTAACGGTTCCCGCCGGGTTCGATTCCCGGCAACGCCTTTTATAACCCGGCTCCCATGGGTAAAGGGAAGAAAAGAGAAAAATGAGAAAATATAATTATTCAGAAATGGGCGATATCTGGCGCGATCATGCCCGGGAAATCGTCGAAAATGGTGTTTTTATCGCCAATGATGGTGGTAATTGGGATTTATGGGAATATAACGGAACTGTTTACAGTATTCCTGTCGCGGGTTCTGGCTGCGGCGCGTCCGTCTGGTGCGGCGCCAAAAACCTGCGGCGGCACTTATACGGGCTTATGCATATTTGTGGCCGTTCTTCTCTTATTCCGGGTTACTGGGAAAATGTTAATACTGATTTTTTGGCATCACTTGGCATTTGTTAAATAGGGGGGGTGGTATTATGTCAAAAGCTAAAAGAAAAAAATTAGAACAGGCTGCGATTGAGATTGTAGCCGGATCGATGGAATATATTGGAGAATATGACCAAATCTGCAAAGAAGCTGCAAGTCTTACAGATTCGGAACTATTGAATTTTTTAGAAAAATATTCTGATTTAGAGCAGTAAAACACTGCTCTTTTTCTGGTGTCCTGCATCCGCTCCGGGCGGCGGTGGTTCGCGACCTGTGCCGGGACTTCACCGGGGCTTGTTTCCCGGTGTGATGTGCATTGACAATTATGTATAGTTGTATTGGCTTCTATTTGACGTTTTAACGGCTTTCAGCGTGATTCTGGTAATTTTATCGCAAGTATATAAAGCCATCTTAAATCTTCAAATATCGAGCTGGTAACAGGTATTGACGACAGAGCATAACGGGGTTATTATTATTTTGTGTAGCTGTACGGCTATAAAAGGGAGATCACATGAGTAAAATAAAATACGTGTATCCATACAAAAACACTGGTAAATGGATTACGCAAATAAATTATAACAGCAAGAATTACACGCTTGGAATTTTCGCAAGCCCAGAGGAAGCCGCGCAAGTCCGCAAAGATGCGGAAACCGCAAAGAATAACGGCACGTTCCCGGAGTTCTTCGCGAAGCTGCGCCCGGGTGTGCAGATCACAAACAACAATATAAAACGATGCGTTGTCTGCGGGAAAGAGTTCGAGAGTCGTAACGGGCGACTTGTGTGCGACCCGGAGTGCAAAAGGGAACGGCTGCGGATGTCTTACGCAAAAGCAAATTCCAAAAACGCTTATAAAAAAGACATCGTAAAATACAAAAATCTGCATCTTAACAGTTTCGGGCGCTGGGAGGTTAATGTATACCGGGATGGCGCAAAATATTACCTTGGCTCTTATTCTGCCTTAGAAGACGCCTTAAGCGCTCGTGATAGTTTTACGGGATGCACAGGAAACTACGCAGAAAAAGCGGAAGAAATCCGATCAGGGGCGTTAGCGACACAAGCACAAAAATGGTGCACCGGGTACAAACACGCTCAAGAGTTCTACAACCTTAACGGGGATTTACTTGTCCCCTGCTCTTACGTTTGCCCGGACGGTTATAAACTGGGACAATGGATACGCTCACAGCGTAGCGCCAGAAAAGGCAATTCATACGCCCAGACCACACCGGAGCGGGTAGAACTGCTCGACAAAATCGGGATGGTTTGGGACGTCAAGAAAGTTAGAAATACTTAATTAATACAATCATATCTGATTAGAACAAATGCTTAAAATTGGTATTACCGGGCAATTCCTGTATCAATTGCAGATGCACTGGAACTGGAAAACCCCGGAAAAAAATCGCAGAAATCTGGAACTAATTCAGACCTGCGATTTTTTATGCTTGTTAATTTTGGCGAAAATTCCGTAGAACGTACATCGGCGTGCTGTGAATTTTTTTGAATTTCTATTGACTTTTTAATTCGTAAGAGATATTATTATTCCAACGGATATCAATGGTGAAAGGCGTCCGGAGCCTCATTGATAGACGGATAAAGTATAACACATGGTGTTGGAAGGTGGCAGTAATCAAGCTGCCACCTTTTATTATTTCATAACGTTCAATTCGTCACTTCTGAAATTCTTTTTATTCTGTATAACGTTTGAAATTTTAACATTTCTGCGCTTCTGTCGGCTCGTTTCCTTACTTCTGCGCTTCGCTGATTCCCTGCTGATGGTTCCCATGCCTACTCCTTTCTGAACGCTTCTTTCATGTTCTGGCTCCGTGAATTGAGGTTTATAATTGGCACATCCACATTGAGTTCATCCGGCACGATACCTACAATCACAACCTTTGTCGGCTCTATTGCGTCCAACATTTCCTTAAAATTCTCGCAAAACTCCATTCTTGCAGACTTTGACCGCACTCTGCCATTGGTACAGCATGATACAGCGCTTCTGTGTGGCGTTCCGTCAAATATCCATGGCATTTCCTTTGGACTGATAATATTTACGGACGGAATAATTTTAACGCCCATAACCGCCCAATAATAGCCTAAAGCATGATTTCTGTACAGATTATAGATGTTCAGCGCATTTGGCATCCCGGAAGCAATTGTGAAATCTGGGCTGCAAACTGAATTGAAACATTTTAAGTGCTCAATGTACTGGTCCGGCTGATTCCATACCTGCAGAAAGCTTTTGTCATCAATGTAGAAATTCACCGTCAGGTCCTTGTGACCTTTTAATGATCTGGATTTTGAAGACGCAAAGTCAATCGACTTGCCCGGTGAGAAATCCACTTTTGTAAGCATTGGTATCTGAAACTGTCCATCAAGTTCTGCACCGGTTATCAGATATTCTTTCATCACATCATATGCGGTATGTATCACAACACCACCTCCATACAACCATATTAACATAATTTGGGAAACAAAAAAAGACCGCATTTCTGCCGTCTACGATGGTTTTTCCTGTGTCTCACACACAAGTTTTCCTCCTATGGTTTTAATTCGAATATTTGTTCTTGTTCCTTACCTGTTCCCTAGCCTGTTCCCTCGAACTTTTAAACACCTCTAAAAAGCACAAAAAACCTTGATTTTACAAGGTTTTCGTTAGCAGCCAGTACGGGAATCGAACGTATCTTTAAACTGCTATCTTTCCCATAAAATCAACATTCCTAACATTTTTAAGGTGTTCCTTTTTGTTCCCTTGCTGTTCCCTCTGCCGAAATAACCAAAGTTAATTTGATACTACCATAAACTCGTCTATGCTGTCCATGATTTTCTGCTTTTTCTTGAGGTCCTTTCGGTCTCTGTGATAATAATTCTCGGAGCACGAAATATTTGTGTGGCCCATCTGTGATGTGACCATCTGATTATCTATGCTGTGATCGAGTAATATAGTGCAATATGTTTTCCGTATTTTATGCGGTGATTTTTGAATACAGCCAGTTTTCTTACATACTGTTCTTAACCGGTTCCTGAATGAATAAGTATTTAATCGCTTTCCGTCTTTGGAAAATATATATTCGCAGAATGTCGACATATTTCTAAGCTTCTGTAATATCCATATACACCCCTGAGGAACCACTACATTTCTTACGCCTGCTTCTGTTTTCGGAAAGTCTTTTACTTCGAAAATGCCTTTATGGTTTTCAAAATGCCTTACTTCCGTTCTTCTGACTTTAATCGTACTGATATGTGGTAGCCAGTCATTCCATTTCAAAGCGCATAGCTCCCCAACTCTCAGACCAGTTACGAACATAAGCATAATGCCAAGATTTACTATGTCCTGATTGTCTTTCAAATAGTCAATCATCCTGCCCATTTCAGCGTCGTTGAATACTTCTTCCGAATCTTCTTTGATATTTCTTTTGAAAGATTTATCGGTAACATCCAAGTCATAGAATAATTCCTGCACATTCCAATCAATCAGTTTGTTGCGCTTCGCCCATTTTAAGGTTCCTCTGGTAATTGTCTTAAGATTGCAGAAAGCTTTTGCGGTTAGATTGTGTTCACTGATCTGCTCTTCCAGGAAGTTGCTGATATCCTCTGACTCAATGTTTTTAATTCTGCGTTCGCCCATGGTCCCAAAAAAACGATTAAAGTCCTGCTGATATCTCTGATAAGTTTGTATTGAAATCTTATTCAGATCAACCTTGCGCTGCGCCCATTCCTCGAACACACTCTTAATCTTCGGATTCTCTGATTTCTCGCGGTGTGTCTTTACAATCAAGTCCTCTAAATCCTGTTTAGACCGACGTTTGAACATCTTCCGCTGTCCGGTTTCGTCATAAGTCATACGGATTTTCCAATATCCGTCAGATGCCTTCCATATACTGTCCCTGTATTCTTTTAAAATTTCTTCCCTTTTATTCATTTCAACTTGCTCTTGTATGTGAGACAAATTGATGATACCATTCTCAATTGCATATTTCAAGTCGTCATTATTCATAAAAAATAAGGAGGAACCGGGATATCCTTTCGCTGGCCAGCGGCTCCTCGTTCCTCCTTTCTTTCACACATAATCAAAAATATTCATCTGTCCTTCCGGCATATCATCTTCAAGATTGAAGAATTTACAGGCAATAAAATTTCCATGCCAGTCCCGATCACCGCCGTACATCAGACATTTTCCCCTCTTTCCGTCCCTATAAAATCTGCACTCAGAACAATTGTGCTGATATGCGGTTCCGCCGGAACGCTTATACATTTCGCTTATTGTTCGCATTTCTTTTCCTTTCAAAGGTTTAAATTCTCAAAGTTGCTCTTCTTTTTGCTCCTGTTCTTCTTTTAAAAATCCCTTTCATTACGCATTCTGTCGGTAGGCATCCTCTCATGCGATCATTGATAAGGATGTAATCGCAAGTTCCAAATGATAACCCTCCAGAATTATTCTTTGAAAAATAATCACAATGCTTACATTGCTTTTCTTTTAAATTCTGAATTTCTCTGACAGACATTTCACCCCATGGTTTAACAGCTATTTTCACTCTCTTTACCTCGCATTCCTTGTACCATCTTCATTTTCAAATGTTGTGCTATATGTTCTCTAACAGATTCCTCTGGAAATGGGATTTCGAGCGACCGTTCTAAAATCCTATTGGTGATTCTCTCGTCATATTTCAGCTCTGATATCTGACAGTTGCTCGTGAATATAGTGATTTTCCTGTCGACATACCGCCCGTTGATAATGCTATAGAATCTTTCATTAATCCATTCTTTTCCAGAATCAGCACCGAAGTCGTCAATGATAAGGATTTCTGTTCTGGACAAATCCTCTATCAACTTTCCCTCCATATTCCCTTTGTCTCCCCATGTGTTCTTGATCTCATCGAGGATTCTTAGGGATGTGGTGAACTTGACTGGCTTCTGGTATTTCTTCATAATTTCATTTGCCAAGCTGCATACTGTTTTAGTTTTGCCAGAACCTTTTGTGTTTGAGAAAAGATATAATCCTATTCCTTTCTCCTGCATATCAGGAAGATTTTTAAACCAGTAATTTACCGCCTGAGCCGCCTGAGAAAATACTTTTCGGCTCTCGGTGTTCAAATATACACTTGACTTCAAATCGTTGAAATTTGAGCCTTTAAACACGTTTGGAAGCTCTGCAAATTTCAATTGATTTTCAAGGATTATTCTTTTTCTGATTCCGCAAGGGCATTCCTCGCAATAGGGAATACCGCTTGCATCTCTTACCCATCTCCACCCGCTGTCCCCACATTCAGGGCATTCAAGCGAACGGGGTGTCTGATTCTTCTCCGTTCCATTCTCCAAGTGGGACAAGTGGTTCGACATTTCTTTGAGCTGCGTCAGTTCCATTTCGCATATCCTCCCTGTTGTGGTATTTGTTTTCGAGTATCTTTAAGAAGTTGTTCGGTTTCACGAACCATTCAAAATTTATTGCAAAATCTGTTTTCTTTCCTAGAAGAAAATCGCTTTTTCGCACATTTTCCAGTGCTTGCATTACCTTATCCATGCCATATTCTCGGATTCTTGCTTTCAGCATTTGAGTTCGCCTTGCTGTCATTCTTGCGATCGGCTGAATCCCGAACTGCTGAAGCTTGTTCCATTCATCAACAACTTTCTGAACATCTCCGGGCTTGACTAAATCTTTTTCGCAAGAAATCTGCTCTGGAATCTCCGGCATACGTTCTTCCTCTGATAATTCTTTCTGGCGTTTTCTATGCTCTGCGACCCGTTTTCTGGTCTGCTCTCTGATTTTTTCAAGCCCGTCAATGTTCTGATGTTCTTCCCATCCGGGAATTGAAAGTAATGTTCCATCTCTGGTTATCATGCCGAACTTTTCAAGAATTGTAAGTGCAAGTTCAATCACGCTCTCATCAAAGTCCAGCTCGTCAGCCAGCATTTTATTTGTATATGGAATATTCTCTGTCAGAAAAATAATCCCGTTTGAATTGCATCGTCCCGCCATCGTCAGGAGCATCATCCAGATCAGCACAATATTGTTTCCCTCTGGAAGTTTTCTGATATGCCGGATTTTTTTGTTGTCGAACATATCTATTTCTAATCGAATCCAACTCACCTTTGTCATTTAGCCACCTTCCCGTCTGGTAAGGACATTTCCGTCCTTACCGCATTGATTTTCGGATGAATTTCTCCATTAAAGAGTCCATCCAGTTTTTTGTGTGATTTTCACAGCTATCATCTTCCTCTATCAGGATACCTTCGCGGTCACACAGCCCGTTGTCGTTTTCAATACAAGTTTTGCATGTTTTATCTTCCATTTTCCTCATCCCCAATCTAATTTCTGTCCACACTTATTGCAATAAAAATCTAATTTATTAAGTCCCTCGCTGTTACAAACTGGACAGTTACCTTTTGTCGTATAGTATCTGCCGGAAAATCAAAAATAGATTTGATATTATTTGGTTTCATTGGAATCTGCTTTTTCAATGCTTTAATGGCTCCCATTCTAACTTCATAAGTACAGTTACCACCATAGGCTGTATCATCATAGCTTAATTCTTTTAATGCTTCTTCTGGTTTCATATTAATCCTTCCCTAATGATTATTTTTCTTGTAAAAATCATAGTCAATAAACAATGTTTTTCTTTTCCCACATTTCTTACATACTAATTCGGTTTCCCCATCTCTGCACCAATGCCATTGAATTTCGTAAATGTGCGGTTTGCAGAGACACTTGATTTTGCATCCATTCTTGCGCCATCTGTTGAATTTGTTGATTATCCCGTAGGCTAATATGTAAACCATAAAGACAACTGTGAATACACCTATTGCTATGAAAAACGTTTTTATTGCATCAACCATTTTTCTTCATCTCCTCCAACTTTTTCTCAGCTGCTTCACGGGTGAGAAATACAGTTTTGCCTATCTCTCCCACGAAACGCTCCAACTTAAAACCATCTGCATATCTAAAGACGATATCAGTAGTTCCAAATGCTGGCATATCAAAATGATGTACTCTAAGCTCGCGAATTGCGCTATCAACAATGCACCATAGTTTTTCTCCAACCTTACACGGTAATCTCACAAGCAAGCCCTGCTCTTCTAAATCTTCATAATCAGCAAGTTTGGTAAGAATTTTATCTGCGAATGGTTTTAACAATCCATCCGTAATTTCTTCCTTTGCAACTCCTGTACCATCAACATTTCTTTCTCTTTCTGTTAATCTCTCCATCTACTTCACCTCTTGAAATCTTTTCATAAATAGAATTTTCCACGATTCGTCTACTTCCACAAAATTTTCTTTTTCATATTCCTTGATCATGTTTTCAAGTTCTAAAATTTCGTCTTTAAAAAAATCGTTATGTCGTTCTAAAAACTTGTCTTTTTTAAATTTTCTGCAATACTGCTCATGCGATCTTGTCTTGGTTTTCATGGCGTATTCACATACTCCTGTAGTAGATGCTAACTTCAAAACTCTTTTCGCATATTCGTAATTGCTTTTATTTACCCTTACTGGCAAAGCCCAGCCCATAAAAGAATCACATTCGCAACACTTTACTTTCTTACTCATCTACTTCACCTCTTCCATCTGACTTTCTACGGTATCTGCAAGTAGCTTCAAAGACTTAATAAATGAGTCTGTCAACGCTGTTCTGTCTGGGTTTTTAGCAAATGTTCTGACAAGATTTACTGCATCTTTGACCTTTTCTTCATCTTCGACGATTTCAGATGCTTCACACAATATTCTTTCATCATTGTCTCTGCAAGTGACCATCTTGCTACTATAAAAATTCAATATGTTTGGAATTGGAATTTCGACAGGGTTTAAATGGTTTCCTCTCGCCCATGTAAATCCCTGAAGCTTTGCCATTTTCAGAACACTCAAATATTCTTCCTGTGTTTTTACAAACACGCTTTTTCCTGTTAAATTAATCATTAGAATCTCCTCCCGTAATCTCATCAATGCACTGATTCCATCCTTCTACAAATCCTGCATCAAATGTGTTGGCCGGATAGTCTCCATTATCTTTTTTCGACAGGTCTATAAGTGGACACCAATCGGGTTTAGATTGACAATATCCGTATATACAGTCAATTAGTTTCATGTCATTTTCACTATCCCCATTTGTTACATAGCAACATGCATATTTTCTACTTCCTATACCGAATTCTTGACAAAATATACAATCCACACAAGTTTTTGGTGTATTCACTACTACTATTGATTTACTCATACGTTTCACTTCCTCTCAGCATCAGGTTCAAAGTATTATACCCCGGGCAAGTCCTTACCCCATTTCTGGTATCCCTTAACAGCACGCAGTATGGATATAATGCCATGACCTCATAGACATGTTCTGTGGTGTCTTCGCCGCGCTGATCAATGTATTTGAAACATTTTCCTGGTCTAAGAAAATATCTTGCACATACATATGCTTTTGTTCCGAATCTTACGCTTGCGCTACTCATTTGTGTTCCTCCATTCCTAAGTCAAATAATGTGATCTGTGATCTAAATTCTTCTAACCGTTTGTGAGCGTCATTGTAATAATCTTCATTAATTTCATACCCGATATATTCAAGCCCACATTCTTTATAGGCAATCAATGAACTTGCGCTCCCTACATGGGTATCAAGAATCTTCATTCCTTTCTGCAGATATTTCTGACATATCCAACGATATAAATTTACAGGTTTTTGAGTTGGGTGGATTCGCTTTTCGTTCAGTCTTTTGTTGCCCTGCTGTATTGTTCCTTCAATTATTGATTTTCCTTGAAACATTCCTCTCCACATATAGCGAAAAATATCAACCCTTCTTGTAAGACTGCAGTAAGCAACTTCTGCGTCTGATTGATCTGAACCATCGTTGCATTTATCCCAGACTATCAATCCGCCCGCCATTGTGTAATCAAAATAATTACATCCCCAGATAATTTGATTCTTTGAAACCCTAAACAGTTGTTTGAAATATTCTTTATCAGGCGTATTGTTGTCCCATCCATAATTCTTGTACCTACCATCAGGAACATAAATGGAACTTCCATTTTTCTGCTTTACATATTTACTACGATTCTTACCGCCGTGTTCTTTGATTCCGTATGGTGGGTCTACAACTGCCACATCGAAGTAATTATCTGGAAAGTCCGGGAGAAAATTCATGCAGTCACCGCAAATAAATTCTCTTTGCATCAGTGCTCCTCCTGTAATAATTCTTTATTGTCGAAAATGTTTCCAATAACTTCAATTTCATCACAACATAGTAAATATTCATAATTCGTTCCGTAATTTTCTTCACCTTTGGTCGCTTTAAAATCTAATTCAGAGTTATCCCAAACTATCTGATAAATATGTTCTTTCCCATCACAAACAAGCCAAACAACATCGTTCTCCCAGATCCTCTTCCCGTTCTTATCGCAAAGTCCCGTGAACTGGCAGAGAGTTTCTGAACTAACTTTAAACCATCTAATTACAGGAGGGCAAAAAATCTCAAACATACTGGATGTATCAATGCCGATAAATGTTTCACCCCTGCATTCCGTGTAATATCCCTCAATCCATTCGCCATTATCAATCCGCTTTGCCTTGAAAAGAATTTCTCTCATTCAACTCCACCGCCTTTTATAATTTCGATTGCTCTATCAATTGTATTTGCAATGTTTTTATAAGCACAATCTTTATCGGCATCTCCCGTATTTGCAATTGTTAAGAAATATTTCATTTTTAATTGTTTTAACTGCTCAACAACCTTGCCCGCATCAAAAACTGTCGGCTGTTCATTGACGCAATCAATAAACTCTTTCTGGTCAGAACTAATACTTGTGCCAATTTCCCAAATTTTGATGTATTTAATTAATTCGTCTGCATCTATTAATCTACCCATTCAATTCCCACCACCTTTTACAATTTCAACTGTTTCATTCATCTGGATGGTGCTTATTGTACATAATCGCTACACATACAAGACCAACCACTCCGAATATGGTTCCGAGGGTAAATCCTAATATGAATGTAATCATACAACCACCTCACTGTCCGCTGGCATCTGATAATCAATATGTCCATTTACATAGGCTTCCTGAATCATGTCCAGTACCTTGATAGCTTTTTTCTTTGTGGAATATTCTCCGAGTAAATAACTGCATCCAGTGATATATGATGTTATAACTGTTTTTGTAGTCCCTCCTGCAATTTCGATACCAGCTGATACATTAAAATTAACTAATATCTCTTTATTCTGACTTCTGATTAACATTTTGCGTCCTCCTTCTAATTCTCAATCTCATTGTATTTAGGTTCATAAGGCTTAGGATATACCGTATATCCACACTTCGGGCATTTGATTTCCGGCGGATAGTATTCAACCCATTCCATGTTTCCACCACATTTTCTGCAACGAATGTATCTCTCTATTTTCTTTGGTTTCGTTTTGAAAAATGATGTGTAATTATTATTTTTCATTACGTCCTCACTTTCCCCACGTGAGTAACTGACACGCTATTGTGCAGTCCTCCATGATTGATTTATCCAAACGCTACCTGTCCATTATTCTGCATATAAATTATCGGTGCAGCTTTACGCTCTCCGACTTTCAGATACGGGCAATTAGCTTTCACAAGTGCTTCTGCCATAACTGGCACAACACTGTTCCCGATTCTTGCTACCTGTTTTGCAATCGGGTAATTTCTCCATTTATAGTCCCGATCAATGATGTAATCTTTTGGAAATCCCTGCATCACCTTTAATTCTTCCGGATTTAGCATTCTGAGAAAGATATCTGAAATAATGTATTTCTCTCCATGGATATCAACCAGAACATTTACTAGACCAAATCTATCTTTTGTGGTGATAGTCCCGAGTGGCTCATTAAGCACCTGTCCGCATCCTGTCCCATAATATTTAACCAGAAAAGCGGATATCACACTGAAGTGACCGGGTGATGTGGTTATTGTATGCAATGGTTCATCACATCCCTGACCGATTCCAGTCTTGTAATACTTCGTGATAAAAGCTGTCACGAGACCATATCTGTTTGATGTATCAATAGTCTTAATTGGCTCAGTCAGCAATTGTCCTCTGGAATCGCCTTGTCTGGTTTCTCCGTGATATTGAATTATGAATGCCAGTGCATCTTTATTCTTCACAATATAAGGATCTGGATTATCAACGATATATTTCTTGATTCCATTTGCAATGCGTTTCTGTGTCGCTTCCGCTAATGGTTTCGGACGGTCAAAGATGCTTTTGCCTAAGTCTGACCAATCAATGTAGTCTCCGCACTGTTCATATCGTTTCAGGCCGTCTATTCCGAAACGATTATGCGTAGGATTTGGCCATACTATCTGTTTTCCATCTCTGCGAAACACTGCATACCAACGTTTCCTTGTAGTCGGTGCTCCGTAATCCGCAGCTACCAGTTCCCGGCTGCCAAATTCATAGCCGATATTTTCCATTGCTGAAATAAATTTTCGATAATCTTCACCGGCTCTTTCCTTGATCGGATGTCCTTTCTCGTCTAATGGCCCCCATTGTTGTATTTCTTCCACGTTCTCCATGATGATTACATCTGGAAGAATTGCCTTTGCGTGTTTATATACAGCCCATGGAAGAATGCGAAGCCCTTGTTTCCTCGGCTGACCGCCTTTCGCTTTTGAATGGCTTGTGCAGTCCGGGGAAGCCCACATCAACGCTACGTGCTGATTTCCGACATATTTCTGTAAATCTACTTTGAAAATATCCTCTGTCAGATGCAGTGTTCCAGGGTGATTCGTCTTGTGCATCAGGATAGCGTCGGGGTCGTGGTTGATTGCTATGTCTACTGATCTGCCGAGTGCCATCTCAATTCCTACTGAAGCGCCACCTCCGCCTCAGCCTGCGAAACAATCAATTATTAACTGTTTCTGCATCTGGCATCACCTCGCTTTCTCCGAACCCAAATTCTTTATTGATATCAAAAGAATCAAATTCAATCTGCAAACCCATTTCTTCCTTAACTTCCTTATATGCTGCTTCAACGCCGATTTCCTCAACATATCTTTCGGCTTCAGTAATCTTATCAATGAAATTCTGGTTTGCTTTCTTGAATCCCCATGCTTTCTTGATTGCAATAACAGAAATCAAAATATTTGCCACAGCAATATAGTCTTCTGCTTTCCACAGCTTTTCTTGAGATTCTTTAATAAGCTGTTCTCTGATTTCCTGTTCTTTTGAATCCAAATACGTTTTAAGAGATTCGATTCTTACGCCAGTCTGCCTGGAAGCCTGCTCCATTGTAAAGCCAGTTATGTTAAGTTGCGCCGGGATTAAGCTTCTTTGATTTTTTGGCTTTTTAATCTTCAACTTTCCCATCCGACAGCCCTCCTTATCTTCTGAGTCAGAATGTCAAATTCCATTAACATCCTGCGATCATTCTTGTTTGAGTATGCGATTGTTTGCTGTCCATCATATATGACCGCATATCTTCCATTAATGTCATAGGCCCCGCTGATTGCCTGCGATATCTGACTTCTTGTCTTTCCTGTCAATTCTGATATTTCAGCAAGCGTCAGCTCTCCGATATACTTTGAACCGTCGTATACGTCATACAGTTTCATGTTTCTTTGCTCCTATCAGTTCGTATGTCCTGTGCGAACCAGTTCCGTGAAATACGATCAATCCGTCGTCCTCGAACTGCCTTAGATGCCTCTGAACGGCACTCCTACTGATATCTAGTTCCTCAGATATCTTCTTGGTTGTTGGAGTCCCTTTGTGAGACATTGCGTATTTACGGATGAAATAATAAATATCCTTTCGGTTCTGCATCCATTGCATGTGTTTTTGATGCCGTAATGCGTCCATATTCACGATTCCTTTACAAAAAATCTTCTATGCTTATCTGACTGTTTTCCTCAAAAACAAGCATTTCTTCTTTTGCTCTCTTAAAGAAATTTCTATCAATTTCAAAGCCGAAAGCATTTCTTCCTATTTCATGTGCAGCTCTTAACGTTGTCCCGCTTCCGCAACATGGGTCTATTACTACATCTCCGGGATCAGTAAACGTTTCAATCAATCTTTTTAAAAGTTTGACTGGCTTTTGTGCCGGATGAATTTTAGGAATATCTTTTCCATCTTTCTCCCAATCGAACCAGTTAAAAACCATGTGCCCTGTCCCTCTGATTGTTTTCCCGTTTTCATCAGTCTGAACACCATTCCTAAACTTAGGAAGCCTGTCTCTGTAAAACAATAATGCGTATTCCGTAGCTCCAACCACACGCATATTCGCTTTTAATACTTGAGGGCTGTAATTTTTTATGAAAACAAGTGGGATATAATGTACAAAACCATGTTTTTCAGCAGCTTTAATCAATGTTTGCGTTTGTTCAAACGAACAAAATACAATCATACATGGAGAATTGCTACTTCTTCCTCTTGGCACAGGTGTTGTATCTTCTTTTTTTAACATTCTTGAGCAAAAGTGAAAGTATTCATATAAGTTAAAATTAAAATCTGAATTAAAGGCAGCTTTTCCTGCTAGTTTACTTTCACCATTTTTATTATCCCCCCCTACATACCACATAGGGTTGCTCCCGTAAAAATTATTTGCTACATTATACGGAACATCAGCTATAACGAGCTGTGCTCTTGGAATTGCATATTTCTTGTAATTTTGCATTGAGTCTCTGTATATTTCACATTTTAATTTCATATTTCAAAGAAGCCCGGTGCACCCTTACGTCACATGAAGGCAAGCTCCTTTCATTTTTTATTCGTATGTTTTCTCATCAATCAAGTTCTGAAACTTTTCAAAAGCCCGGATTGATACTTTATTGCTCTGTTTTTCTGGTTTCAGTGAAACTTGCAAGTGTGTGTCTATGATGTGCGATAGTTCTCTGGCGAGGGATTTCTTACCCTGCTGTACACCTTGCATATATGTCTTTGGCGGTTTATACTGTCCTGTTACTTGCTTTCCTGTCAACTGCCCACCTGCTGTGATGTTATACATCTGAAAACCTTTGTCAGCAAAAGATTTGATCGTTTCAATTTCTTTCTGGTCGAGTTCACTTTTTTTACACGTCATATATGTAAGTTTCCATCCAGTGGGGTTATTTTCACTGTAAAATTTATGTTTTTTAAGACTTAACGCTATGTGATCGTATTCTCCTAAATGGCTCGCACATCTCTCACAAAGGCTAACTGCCTGCCCTACGTAGCTTCTTCTTATTCCTGCTTCATCAGTTCTGCAAAAAGCATATATGCCGCTTGAATATGGAATACCCGGGCATATTTCTTTTATTTTTTTCTCACGTTGACTTTTCATCATATAAATTTGTCTGTAATTTATTTTTTTCATTATTAAAAACTTATCACCTCGATTCATTTTTTGGTGTGTTCTTGATACCATTATGATACCACTAAGATACCTGTATTGCAAGATAAAAATGATACCACTTTGATACCTGATTGACACCGACAGGCAAAAATGCTACAATGTTCTAAAAACAAGGGAGGGATTTCACATGACTATCAAGTCTGATAAGACCAGAACTAACATCACGTTCCCGATACAGCTCAAAGAACAACTCGAGCAAATTGCCAAGCAGGAGAACAGGAGTTTTAACAATCTGGTCATTACTGTTCTCCAAGATTTTGTAAAAAGTGCCGATAAATAGTCGGTGCTTTTTTTAATTACCTGTTATTCTCTCTATCATCCTCTATAGCTTTCCCAAGGCAAGCCATAACCGGTCCTGACTCAAGCAAGCATTCTCTTTCTCTGGTATTTTTACCATCATCTGAGCACCAATCGCCAACAATGTATAGACTTGCATTCGCACTTAAAATGTCTGTGTCCATATTCCAATATTTAATGTGGATTTCGTATGCCGCATTTGCAGAGATCACATATCTGTAAATGCCTTTGGTGACTTCTTTCCAGTCCTTTAAATTTGCTGATACCATATTTATTCCTCCTTGTACGGTTCCGGCAACGGCATCCATGCCACAACCTTTCCGTTTAATTTCTTGTCTATCCTTCCGTAGCTGCATAGAACCTGCTTAACATATCTTCTTCCTTTTAAAGTTTCGTATGTTACAAGGATTATAGTGTGAACATTTTTTAATCTGGCATCAGGAATATAATTATCATTAACATAATTCGCTGGTATCCATTCCATTTTTGCACCCCCAGTTCATAATTTGCGTCCATTCCAATGTCTCGGAAATTCAGCAAATTTAGGATTCTCGATAAGTCTAATATACGTTTTGTCTGACATAACCATTACCATTTTTGTAATCTTTGGAGCATAGAAGCTATATTTTTCTTCACATTCTACGTATATCAGATTTCTCTCATTGCACCAATCTTCAAGCTTCTTTTTGTCAAATTGATACGGTTGATTTACAAGTACAATTCTTTTCGTTCCTTTGGTCTTGAATATCATGCAATGGTCTCTATCTGGAAAATTTTCACCATATTCTCCATGATAAAAGTTTGAAGTATTGTTATACGTTTTTTCCCCAAACAACAACCTTTCATAACTTCCAATTGGATATCCACCATACGACATCAAGTCGAAACCAAAATAGCCGATAAAATGATGGAAATTTGCCATTCTTAAAATATTTCCGTTATCTCCCTTTGGGAGGCAAAAAGGATATTTAATTTTATCCCATTTCATTTCTTTCTCCTTTCAAAACGGGCATAAATTCAAATCAACTTCTAGTCCTGGTCTTGCGATCTGCACCAGAACATCATCCCCCGCAACGCCCTGTATCTCTTTCTGCATCACTTCCAGATTTCCCCATCCCTCTGACAGGTGGCACAGCGTTATGGTTCTGAGCGAAGCGGTCTTGTTCACTCGGATAATCTCTTTTACAGTAGATAAGCTGCTATGTCCCCGGATGGAGTGTTCAAACTTGAATGAATCCTGCTCCGGCGATTCGTCAAGATGATTACATTCTATAAGGAAGTGATTTATTCTCATGTTCTTGAATGTGAACGGCAAATATGAGAAGTCTGTCGCATATATCAGTCGTCCACATTCTTCGTGAGATATCATGTATGCAAAGTTTGGTGTCTTGTCGTGTGGGACGTAGAAAGGCGTTACTCGGAACGAACCTATGTCCTTCGATTTCTTTTCTGGTAAGCCGATCATCAGCTCACCAGAGATTGTGTTTACACTCTCAACTGTCTCGTCATTGGTGTAAATTTGAATGCCGGACTGCATTAGATTCTGAAACGATTTCAGGTGATCTCCGTGTCCATGCGTCAGTAGACAACCCGAAACTTCTGATATCATGTAGGAAATTCCTTTTAGAATCTCTGAATATCTACATCCGCAATCCAGAAGTAAGATTTCGCTAGATTCGGATTTAAGTGCGTAGCAGTTCCCTGGCTGACTACCTGTGTTTATTACTCGCATGAACATTTTGAATCACCTCACTTTCAACTTATACCTCGTAATCCTCTGGAAATCTAAATATGACTTCATTCATTCCAATTTTAGTAACATCTCCCGCAAGGCTTTTAATATGTATTCCAAGGCTTGCGTCATTCAGCATTGACATTACATCTACGCAACTCTTCTTTTATGAATAGCTTGCCATCAAATACGGGATTTTCCGCGTATCGCCCGAAAACACCGCCTGAATATGATTTTCAGACACAATAATAGCTGTCATTTCATATGGAATATTGATTTTTCCATCCTGCGATATAATCCTCATAGCTTTCACCTCGCTTTTCAAAATAGTCTTTCACTGACCCATAGTACGGGCAGTTTTCACACCGCCCGATCTGAGTCATACCGTGACCGAACTTACCGCAGTCACATCGGTCGAAGTTGATGCAGTCGAAGTACATCATATGCGATCACATCTCTTCTGGTTTCATAAAATCTGGAATCTCTGTTTCCTGTTTGTCTGCTGCCGGAACTGGTTCTTTCTCGGCAGTCTTTACAACTTCTGCGACTGTTGGCTGCTTTGGCTGTTCTTCGATTGCTACTGGCTCGTCCGGGATAAATTCTTCGGCATTGGCGTTCTGTTCGATTTCATAAGCAACTTCATGTTCAATAATGTCCTGCTTTGGAATTTCTTCTGTGGCTTCCTCAACTTCCTGAACGAAAATATCACCATGACTATTGATAATCTGTTTTAATGCACGATTGATAACAGTTTTCTTTGCCATCTGGTCAGTAAACTTCTGGTGTGTTCCATTGCCGTTTTCCTTGTAACCATAGCCCTGTGACCAAGACTGTTTGATCTGCTTTATGTTCATTACTTCCAGATGCTTTGTTCCATCTTCCATCAGTACTACTGCATATGCCCCAAGAATCTTATCATTGTCAATGTCCATAAAATCCTGTTCATGAGAATCCAGAACCTTATTTCCATCTTCGATATGATATTTAAAATCATCACCATCGTAGATGATCTCGGCGTGAATATCTTTCATTCCATATCTTCTGGCGATTGTAATGTTTCCGAAGTAAGACCTCTGGAACTGGCACTGACCGCCGTAAGCAATGAAATAGCCCTGTTTTTTCTGTACCGAAAGCCCAAGTGTTGCCATGTTCATAAGACTGTTTGCAATGCTTGTAGCTGTACAAGATTCCAGAACTGGCTTATTGTTTCTGTCTTTTGTTTCTTTCAGAGTCAGATATGCCCCCATGAGTGCATTACTGAGGTTGTAGTCTTTTGGGAACGAAAGACCGTATTTGCATTTTTCTTCAAGCTGCTTAACCAATCCATCAATGAATGAGTTGTTGATTACGATTGCCGCCTGCTGTTCTCCTGCTGTTGCTAACTGTGTTTTGTTTGCCATAACAATTCTCCTTTTCTATTAATCACAATAAGTTCTATTGCAAAACGGGCATCCTGTAATTAATTCTTTTGACGCTCTCTCAACAGAAATTCCATGCCATTCTTTTCCGCTTCTTGTTCGTCCTTTTTCAGAATAGATATTCTGCCCGCAACTGAAGCATTTTCCACTATGTGGTGCAAAGTGCGGATAGCCTTTTTCCATACAATATTTTTCCTGTGCTTTTGCTGCTTTTGAAATGTCATAAGTTTCTGCCATTTTTATTCTCCTTTTCTATATTTTTATATATTTGCCAACACGCTATTTGCGTGATTGTATCGTTTCTTACCTGTGCTATTTTGCAGGATTCCAAGCGCACTGAGCTCTGGAATCAGAGCGTATTTTCTGTTTTGTACCCATGCAAATTCACAGGTCTGTCAAACCTCAAATATTAAATTTACATAGGTTCTAGTGAGTGAACACGTTCCTCACTTTGCAGGTGCAAAATCACCTGTAGCTTGATTAAGCTAAAATTATCTGTTATGCTATTAGCAAATATAGTTTGCTCTATATTTTGTGTGGAGCAGCTAGGCTGTCGCCAAACAAGTTCCTAGCTGTTCCGCTTTTCTCAAATCTCCGTTACCGTCATATCTCCCTCAGCAACTTTCAGGAATATCAACTGCGCATCTGCCTTAATTCCTTCCAGACTGCTGTTGTCCAGTTCTGCCGCACAGTCTACGAATATCGGATAACTCACGCCGTAAAACTTCTGTAAACCGTTCATGATGGCAATTTTGCCTTTCATCATCAGAGCTGTATTGGCGTTCCCAATCAGTTTCTTCCAGTTGTCGTCCTTGTCCTTCACGTACCAGATACACGCATCTACTACTTCGCCATTCTTCTGCGTATCGAATAGTTTCACCTTAACTCCGTCAAAATACTGATTTACCGCATCTTCAAGGGCTGTATTCTTCGCCATACTCAGTGATTTCAGTTCATCCAGAATCATTTGTGCGTCAGCCTTATTTTGTGCGTACTGCTTCTGGCTTTCCTGAAGCTTCTCAATCTGCTCATCAATTCGGACATTATTGTTGGTTTCACCGATTTTCTGATTAACTGCTGACAGTTCCTGTTTCTTATCGGACAACTGCTCTGAAATCTGTTTCTTCGCTTCTTCTCCATTGTCCAGAGAATTAAGCTCCTGCTGTTTCTCTTTGATTGATGCAAGAATCTGCTGATATTCGGCATTTCCTGAGAAGTCTGGTTCTTTCGGTATGGCTTCCAGATTCTTGTTTTCTGCGTCCAGATAAGTTTTGATCTGTTCTAATTCCCCTGTCAGCTTGGAAATCTCGGATGTAAGATTTTCTTCCTGCTTATGCGCTTCTTTCATATCCGCTGACGCTTTATTACCAACTTGAATAACTTCATCAAGTTTGCGTTTCTTGTTATGTTCCCATTCTTCCTTAGCTTTTAACTGCTGATTGATTCTTTCCTGTTTCTTCTGCTCGAATCTGCTCTTTAACTGTTCAATCTGCTCTGGTGGAAGATTCTGACCGCAAGTCGGGCAAATGGTATCTGCGTCCTTGAATGTCTCGGATTCAATGCTTTCCAGAGTTGAGTTGTCCCATTCTGTATTTTTGATTTTGGGATATTGTGTTCTGGCGTTCTGCAATTTTTCAAGAAGATCTTTTTTCTGTACTCTCAGGCTCTCTAATGCAGAAGTCTTTCTATTCAACTCTGATGTTTTGATATTCCTGTCTAATTCAAGACTGCTAACTTTATTGCAAACCGATGATTTCTTCTCTAACAAGTCCGCTTTAGCCTTTGAGCCTATCTCTAACAGTTTGGTTCTTAACCCTGACAGTTCTGCTTTGATTTCTCCGGCTTTCTCGTTCCCTGCCTGCGCAATCTGCTTTTCAAGGTCAGAAATCTGTTCCTGCAAGGCATTCTTCTGCAATTCCAATTCGGCGGTATCAGCATCGACTTTTGACTGCTCCATACCGATAATCTGGTTTGGAATGGCTTTCAACTGTTCTTCTGCCTTTTTCAGTGTTGCGCTGTTCATGGCTTTAATTTCATCTGCCTTGTAGATTTCAAGAAGTGGAATCAGCTCGGCACAATCTGGAACTGTCTTAGCAATCTCTAAATCTGATTTTCCAGCACCATCTGACATGGAGAACAGAATCTTTCTGGCATCTGCATCTTTCAGGTCTGTGAAGATTTCCATGTGAGATAGCATAAGGAAATTATCAAATTCAAACCCACGTTCTTTCAAATCGGCTTTAAAATCTCTTTCAGCTTTCGGAACGCCGTTGATTTCGTACTTGTTTGATAATGCAACCTTTCCCGGCTTTCCGTCCTTTGGCTTACTTTCTGTGCGCTTCTGGAACTTCGCTACGCTTACTGGCTTTCCATCAATTACAAGGCCAATATCAACTCTTGGCAGACATTCTCTACCATCATCAGGTCTGATGTCCGGATTGCTCTTTAAACTGTAGTCTTTGTCACAAAACTCCCACATATGAGCGTCTGCCAGTGTGGTTTTCCCGCATCCGTTCTTCCCGGAAACGATTGTTCTGTGACCGAACTCTACTTTCTTCTCCTGCTGACCTTTAAAATCGGTCAATCTAATTTCTCTTACTTCGATTTTTCTCATACTACAAAACCTCTAATCTTTTTACTGATACTTCCAACGCTGTTACCCATGATTGACTCTGATCAGACCACAGTTCCCGGCTTTGGAATCTTCCGCGGAGTTTGATTTTTGCTCCCTTTTTCAGATTTTCTACGGCATCTGCGTTTTCCTCCCAGCATAAACAACTGATTGCGTCTGATCTGATATATCCGGCTTTCTTCTTTCTATTTACCGCCAGAAGTATTCTTGCCAGCTTCCTGTCGTTGTTCGCGCCAATCATCTTTATTGTCGGCTTTTTAATCAGATATCCAGTCAGATAAACTTCGTTTGCATCATGTTCTTCCAGTCTTTCAAGATACTGAATGTCCATTGCTCTTACATATGCTGTAAGGCTTTTCTTACCATCTTCCCGGACTGTACGGCTTCGCATTTCGCCATATACACTAGCAATCAACTCTGTTTCTCTTGAAATCATGTATTCTGGCACAATAATCGGAAGAATATCGTAAGATGTGCTCTTTCTAAAAATTGTCATTCTTCCCTCGTACATCTTGGTTCCACCGTATTCTTCATGTGAGAATACGAACCCCGCCGGAATGTCACCTGATAAAAGCACTTGGTTCTCATCTCGCATCTTCATTTCCTAAATCACCTTCTTCATTCAACAGCAATAATGTCTCCACAAGAACTGCTGCCTGCTTCAAAACAATGTTACTGAGTTTCTTGTTTCTTGCTTCGAGTTTTGCGTTTTCCGCTTCCAGATCACAAATAATCTCGCTTGCAAGTGGTTTCTGTTCGTTGGATGTGTGTGTTTTTGACATAAAAAATGCCCTCCTAATTATTTATTTGATAAATACAGGAAGGTGTGTTATACTTGTCCTGTATTTAACTTAGCCAAATTAAGTTAGATACGCGGCTCCATGTGGTATGTCGGTACCTGTGGAGCCAACTTTTATTCTGAGTCGAGACCTAACATTGCGATACATAATTTCTTGTCGATGATTATGTTCTCGCCAGAGTTGAGGTATGCTTTGAACGCCTTTAGTCTGCCAACTAATTCGGCGTATTCCTCGGCTACGGTCTCTGCTCTGAAATCCATCTTATTTTCTTTCTCCATCGCAATCCTCCTCACAATACGGGCATTTGTTGTCCATCAAAATTTTGTTCAAATGGTCAGTTACTTTCTTCACATTTTCTCCCTGCTGGCAACCGCCCTCTACAATGCTGTACATATCAAACTCTCTTAATGATTCTTTCTTATATATGTTGATGTGCAAGCTGCATCCGATCTTGTAGTTTGCAAAATGAAATGCTACCGTTCTGCCGGTTTCTTTCTGAACTCTCCTGCACAACTGGTACAGCTCATCTACGGTCTTATCAAATTCATTTATCTTCATCGAAAAGCCCTCCAAGCAAATCATCAAATAATGTTTTTACAACTTCTTTGATTTTTTCTTTTTGAATAGTTTTAAATTCTTCTTCGTTCATCAGTCCGTTTTTGACCGCTTCGTTAATCTCCTGCTTCACAGATTCCTCTGTTTCTTTGCCATTTTCCATAATGGTTTCCTTGATTCCTCGAACGATAACAGCTAAGTCAGCTATTAATTCTGCTTTGCTGCCCTTAAGTGTGATTTCTCCCATTTTTGTCTCAATCATCTTTCTTTTCCTCCGATTTTTTTAATTTCATCCGGGTAAATAACCACGAATGATAAGATAAACATTACGATTGCTACTGCAACCGGCTGTGATGCACTGTCAAATCTCCAGAACGGCAGGTACGGTGACATACCGCCGATCAGAGCTGATAGGATTAATGCTTTTGCCATTTTTATATCCCTCCGATATGATATTGAGTTTTATTCTGTATCTCCTTATAATGTCCTTACAGGTACCGCCATGCCGGGTAAAATGAAATGAGATAAAATTTTGCAATTATTACCGCATATTGATGGTTTTCATCAACACGGTGAAAAAGTTTCCGAACTGCAAGAATCATAGCAACAATTCCAAGTGTGATTGTGCAAACCAGTCCTGTCTTTCTTCCGACGCATTTACTGTTCCCGTGCCGGTAAGAAACGTAACTGCAAATAACCAACATTGCTGACAGGGGAATGGCGTTTAAAATGTTCGACTTGCATTCCCTTTTCAATCATCAACAACGGTTAAATCTTCTTTTACTGCAAATGGTTCAGTGACAAACACGCCAGATTCTTGAATAACGACATCAATCTCAACATGGTGTTCATTCACAAACTTCAATAAAAGTGTCGGTTCTTCTTGACTTCCACTTGTGCCTGCTGATATATCGACAAGTTTAAAGCCGATAATAGAATGAAAAATTTCATCATTGTCACCAGGTATGTGTAATCGGCTATCAATATTTTTCATTTGTTTTCCTCCTACTCAGCTAATCTTCCCTGTGCATTGCAGTCTCGAATCATAATCTTTGTATTTGCACATGGCGTCCATTCCTTGATATATTCAACTGCTTCCTGATACCTCAGTTTTGGAATGTTATTCCGGGCATTTACATCAAAGTAAGTTTTGACATCCCGGTTGCATTCTGCAAATACTTTCTTGCCGATCTCGTCGTAAGCATTGGATTTCTTGCCACCTAGCACTTCGATTACTACTCTGGAAACTAAATCTCCAAGATATTTCTGCTGCCCGTAGTCGATGGTCATTGTGTTCTCAAGTTTCTCGATTCGTTCCTCATGGTCTTGATTGCCCTGAGCCAGTAACTGAATCTGTTCTGCTACGGTCATCGGTTTCTGGTATGAACCCGTCTTGCGGATTGCCGGGAGAACTTCGTCCATAACCCATGACTCGAATTTCTCCGCTGACGGAAGTTTTGATTTCATAATCAGGCGGTACAAATCTCCCTCATTTATGTATGACATTGACTGAACGCCACTAGATGTAGGGGTGTCACGTTTCGTTACTCCCTTGCAATGGTCAAGAATGGCTTTTCTCGGATTGCTGTATCCAAGTGCTTTCGCAACATCTGTTCCAACAAAATACGGTTTCCCGTCAATTTCTATTGTTCGGATTTCTCCGAACTCTTCTGAGTTAAAAATCTGTAAGCTGTTCATTTGTCTCCTTTCGTGTAATATATTTAAGTCGCATTATTGCGACTATGATGTAAAAAAAATATCTATAGCTTCCTCTTTGCTTAAAGGAACTGCATTTACGATTCCGTGGATTTCTCCGATTGTAAATTTCTCTCCGCCATCTTTTAGTTTTCTGTAGAATGTGCTTCTGTCCATTCCAATTGCATTTGCAACAGCTTCCTGAGTGTTTCCACGTTCAACGATTTTTCCTTTAAGTCTAGCTATATTAACAACCATTCGCGTTCCTCCTTTCCAGTAGCATTAATGCAACTTTGTGATTATATATTACGCCAAAGTGTCGCATATGTCAATATATAAAATCGCATTTTTGCAATTATTTTTGTTGCATTTTTGCATCATTAGTGTTATTATGTATTCAGAAAGGAGGTGTGAAAAATGTCGGAAACTGGCGAACGAATAAAAGAAAGAAGAAAACAACTTAATATGAGTGCTGATGAGTTAGCAGAAAAATTGGGAGTGTCAAGGTCTACTATATTCAGATATGAAAAAGGCGATATTGATAAAGTTCCTGCCGAATATATGAATGTATTATCCAAAGCACTTCGTACTACTCCGGCTTATCTAATGGGTTGGGAAAATAATTTAGAAACAGACACAGATTTTATTCCAAAATTGATGTCAAATTCAAATATCGTTGAACATGTTAAGTTACTAATTGAATTAAGCGAATCTGATCAGAAAAGCGTTTTCGACATGATTGAATTTCTTCACAAAAAAGGCAGGGATTAATTCCCTGTCTTTTTTTCTAATATCCCCATTGACTCTTGAATGAAACAATCATGTTGTACAAGAATTTCATAAATTTTTCACTATCTATCTTTTGCACCATTTCAATAATCTCTTTCTTATAATCCATAAATAGCCCTCCCTGTCACAACTACCACCTACATCACAGTATATGTCCGGCTGTGGGAAATAGAACCGAACATAAGTTCGTTTTCAACATTATACCATCAATATTTCCCCGTGGCAACTGCCAAATATACACATGGACTTTTGTTATTTCATAGGCAAACTTCTCAATTCCAAAGAAAATTGCGCTTTCACAAATATAACATCTGACATTGCAAATTTCTTTGATCTCGTTCAACTCCTGCATCTGGGCGGAACAAATTTGTTCCGTAACTTCCTTTGTGATCTGCACATCTCTGCGGTGCCGTTCTGCTATATCATGTGACGGTATATGCACCGCACAGAATATTTCGTAAAATATCAGGATGAGTACGACTATCCTGTATCTGTTCTTCTTCATTATTACCAACTCTTTCTAAAAATATATCACGCATTATAGCACAAACTTGTGTGATTTTTCCGGGAAGTGTAAAATCATGGAGTTTTTCTACAAAAATAATCTACTTTTTTAATATTTTACTATGCACAGTTTGTATGAGGTGGTATAATATTATAAAATTTTAACAAGGGAGGGGATTGTATGAGCAAAGGCGAAAAGAAGAAAGATTCAACCCTGAGCGTCATTTCCTGTATTCTGGCAGGTGTGGCATTCATTCTTCCATTGCCAATTATCCTGTCGTTTCCACTGGCTCTGGCAGGAGCAATTGTAGGATTAGTAGATATTGGCACAAAGAAAGAGGAATATAGGCATATTGGCTCATGGTTCGGAATTATTGTCGGAATTATTGAAGTAGTTTTTATTGCAGTGCAGTATATGAGATTTCTTTAACAGAAAAGAGGGTTTTATGAAAAAGAGAGTTTGCGGAATTATAACGATGTGTGCTTTTTTATGCATTTCGCCTGTCAATGCCAGTGCTACTTCCTTTGACAACATTAATGAAATGCTTAATAAGATCAATGGTGAAGATGGGTTTGTCGAAGCATCTGAATGTGTGATTGACAAAAACACTAAATCCTTGCATCTAAGCATCGTTATAAGTGAGAACGTGCCAGATGATGAAGTTGGCACATTTGCTTCAAAGGTTTCCAGTGTATTGTCGGAAGCATCTCAGCAGGATTGGTATGATTATGATTATGTTACCGATGATTTCTATAAGAGCGGTTATGATGGAGTAGTTCTAACAAACGTTTGGAATTTCAAAAATGATACTCTGGCTTGCTCAATTTGGGATGATTCGCTATCAATCACGCGTCTTTCAGACGGAACTAAATTAAAAGAAGCTGTTTTAAAAGACGTGGAAAGCGAAAATTCTAATTCTCAGGAAAACGATTCTCTTGATAATACCGGCAGGCTAAATCCAGGTGTTTATATTATTGGCGAAGATATTCCTGCCGGAAAGTACACCTTTTCAATAACCGACGGAGCAGGAATTATCAGCGTATATGACAGCTACGATGATTATAAGAATGATGATTACGAACATTCAGAAGAATACCATGTCGCTTCAAAAAAATATAAAGAAAGTCTTGGTTCTGACTTAGAAAGCATTAATTCTTTGTATTCCAGTGAAATTGGGAATCTACCGTTAGAGAATGGAATGTGCGTAAAAATAGATACTGTTTCAGTTTTATATTTAGCGAAATAAACAAGAGGGGCAACCGCCCCTCTTTCTTTTGCCTGTCGTTCTCGCAGGCAGTCTCTCTATCCACACATCCTCCCGGACACAGAAACCATATTTTTCGAATTATGTCAAACTTTAATGCTTTACACTAACAATTTCAAGTGCTACACTTTGTTTGTGGGACAATAATACCACAAGCAAAAAGAAAAATGTGTGTACTGTCAAAATCATGGCGTATTTTGACAAATTGAGACTACGAAAGGAGGGTGCGCATATGAGAATAGCCATATGTGACGATAATCAGCTTGAAGTTGACTTGTTTAAAGAGTGCGTATCGGGATTCTTACGGCGCAAAGGAGATTATCGCTATGAAATCAGCGAGTATTCAGCAGGTTATCCGCTTGTTGAAGATGTGAAAGAGGGTAAATGGTACGATGTAATTGTACTGGATATGATTCTGGAAAATGAGAACGGTTTGGAGATTGCGAACCGGCTCCGGGATATTGGATATGATGGAAAGATTATATTCTGGACAGCCGACGATTCTCATCTGCAAGAAGCATTTGACGTCGGTGCTATGCAGTATGCGGTCAAGGGCAAGGAATACGGTAGAATATACCGGGCTATCGACGAGATTCTGTCACAGATGAGGGACGAAACATTGACGTTCAAATTCCGCAGGCAGATAAACCGGCTCAAATACGATGAAATTGAGTACGTCGAGAGTCAGGCAAGAGTTTGCCATATTTTTGCTACAAATAACCGATGTTTTGTGACTACTTGCAAACTGAACGATCTGGAAGAAAAACTGTCTGATAAGCGATTCTTGCGCTGCCATCAGAGTTATCTGGTGAACATGGATCACATTCAGTCAGCAGGCGATAATTTCGTCATGGATTCTGGGGATATTGTCCAGATAAGGCAGAATGGAGCAAAGGAAATTAAAGAAAAGTACGAAGAATACATAAGCTGACAGCGAAAAATGACCGCCAACCCGGGAAGGAGTAATTGGCGGTCATTTTCATTTTCAACACTTAATAAATAAAAGGTTTGCAATACGAACTACTATATCGAACACGTTTTATTATAGCATTATAAAAGTCATATTACAACTGTCATTTAGAAATTTCTGTGATTCTGGTAAACGTTCCCTTTGGAACAAATTCAAAAACAAACCCTTCTGTCGGATGCGGGATGCGGATGAAGTACCATTTCAACCCTGAACTGTCGGTTTCTGTGTACTTCATTACCTCTACAACTGCACCTTTTTTCAGTTTTGGGAACATCTTTGACGGGCTGTTTTTATTTGATTTTGTATAACATTTTGTGTCTTTTTTAATCTGCGCAATGTAGGCTCTGGTGTTCTGTTTTTTTGCTGTATCTGAGTCTGAAACTGACGTTGTATTTTTTACCAAACTGTAATTTGGAGTGCAGAATTTTGTTCCGGGAAGGTTGCTGTTGTAGTAACTTTTCTGGCATACACCACCACCATTTGCAATAATTGCAGAGCCACCAGAAGTGTTTCCTTCGACTGTCCAGAACCGATCTCCTGATACCTTTATTACGATTCCGGTATGTGTAAATGTGCCATTTCGATAAAAGATAACAATATCTCCAACCTTTGGATTGCTGTTCAGAGTGAACAAATCTGCCATTGTCGGGCAATAAACATATGGCCAGTGTTTTAAAAGTTTCTTTGCTGTGCCTAACCCGAATGCTTTCATCATGCACCACGAAACGAATGCAGCGCACCATGGCTGTCCTTGATAATCCGGCTTAATATCACGCCAATATTTCGTATAATTATTTTCTCCGGCATTTGCTGTCTTACTATCAAGCTGACTATTACTTGCCTTTTCAAGATATCCGGTTTCATTCTTTGCGATCTGGATTAATTTGTCAATTGCGTTCATATCTGTTTCCTCGCTTTCTGGAAAATATGTTTTTAGCGCATTATAAACAAATCTCTGCCTGTCCTTATATGCCCCGACTTGATTCCCTGTGTCCGTCTGGCAGGCTACATAGAGACTGTCCAATGTATATGGCTTCTGAGCCTTTGCCAAAATCCTCGTTACCGCCCCTTGTCCGCCTTGGTGTCTAAAGTTCACACACATAGCTTGCACTCTAGCATCCGTAACGCCCTGTTTAAGGGCTTCATCTGCATAGGTGGCTAATTGTTCATCCATAAGGCTATCTTGGCATTTAACGCCCAAATTGGACGAAATAAGGGCAACTATGGTGTCGGCAAGCTGTGACACTTTGGAAATATTAAAGCATTCCCAGTTTGCGGTCTGAACTTGTTCCAGAAGTCTGACCTTGTCTATCTTCTCCCACTGTTCCGGGTCAGCATCGTAAATTCGTTCCAGAAGTGCCTTGGCTTCGGTTCCGTACCACGCTCCTGCTCCAATTGTGATTGCGTGTTCATCTGAATTATTCTCATAGGCTTCCGTGAAGTCTGAATAATCCTGTTGTCCGTAAACCTGTCCGCCGGTTTCGACCGCATAAATAATCTTCCTGAGAACTGTTTTCTGTTCGTTTGTCATATCGTGTTGCTCCTTTCTGCTAAATATGCCTTGTAAGCTCCGTATTTGCCCCTAAAATCAATTTTTATATGTCGTTCGAGGATTTTATCGAATTGCACATAAAATCGCTATATGAGTCAAATACAAGGTTGTTAATAAAAATGGTTCGCTTTGGGCTGAAACGAATTGAGAATGTCAGGGTCGAATAGCACTTATTCGACGATTAATATATATCTTGTATATATATTAATTATATTCTTATTCTATTTCTTATTCTTATTCTATTGCGTTACATTGCGTTACTGGTAACGTTATTGTAACGTTACATTGAGATATTATGTAAACGAAAATTGCTCGTTGACAGAATACTTATTTCTGAATTTTATTATTTTCTCAGATGATTGATTTATTCTGAAAACAAGCAAAATTTACGTTTACAAATTATTCATTTTTTATTTTCAATATAGTTACATTTTAGTACGGTAAGGGCTGATGTTTTGAGGCTATTTCGGCGAATAAGGGCTTATTTGGATTCTTCGGGAAAATGCGTTCTTATTTGTGATTCTAGGGTTCTTATTCGGCAAAATTAGCATTAAAATAAGCAAGGCGGGTGAATAATGCAGGCAAGTGGATTATAATGGAATAATAGTCATATATTGCTTGTCCTTTTCTGAAAATGTACCATGAAAAACATAGAGAAAATTCCCTTGCGAATGAATAAAGTTTGTTTGCCTTGGCGCACTCGGAGTTTTGAATATTGTTTTTCTAGGTTGTTCCGTTTTATCGTCTATATCTCCGTAATCGTAAATAGTTCCATAGATTCCGATGTATATATGACTTTTACAAATACAACAATTGATATCCAATATACCGCTGTCTTCTAGCGCTCTTTTTTCAATAAACTCCCCATTTATAAATTCGTACAATATCGCGTTACTACTTGAACCGGTAAGTTTTCTCAAGAAAAAATGTCTGCCATTATCACTCCCAATATAAGTGCCTGACGAAATTTTTATTTCATGTGAATCAAACGGATTTCCTGCTAATTTATACATCGCCATGTGGCTACCTTTAAAGTACAAGCAATAATGATCTGCGCCACTTTTAACTGTTGTAAAATTTGCTTCTAAAATTGGAAATTTATACATATCTTCACGTTTTGTTTTTTTTACATATTTTTCTACAATCTTTCCATTTAGATCAAATTCAAGTACGATATGTAATTCATATTTATGAAGGGCATCGTCGTAAGTGGAAAAATAAACAAAAATATGATTATTCATTAACCACGTTGCATCCACAAGCTTTATACTATTATCAGAGGAATAAATATATGAATTTGTTATTACAGATTCACCGTTTAAAATACTCATGGTTATTTTTAATGATGTATTATTTTGCTTTTCGGAACATAAATAGCAAATTGCTCCTCCTATTTCTCCTAATGCTTGTATTCTGTTATCATAGTATGAACCGACTGTAGTTTTAATATCAATATATGGTTTTTTTCTGTTAGCCAATATCCAATATTCAGTTGAATCGTGAAGCTTAACCGGAATTGAGAAGCGGTTTCCGTTTATAACGCCATATTTCGATGGAAGATATGCTTCTACAGTAAAAGGCTCTTTTATTTGTTCTCCTTTCTCCCACAATAATATATCTCCCCCATAAATCTTATTTATATCCTTACTTTTGACAGGGAATCCAGTGATTTCCTGTCTGTTCAAAAACGCCTTATATATCATCCTGTCATTCCTCCTCGAATGTGAAATACAATGTGTCTGTTCGGTCGATTCCTGCGGCTACCAGAGCGTCGTAATCAGCTTTTTTTATTCGCTTTACGCACCTTAATTGTGCTTTTTTTAACTGCTCGGAAGTACTGCCAGAACCACCAGAACCGTCTGTAAAATCGTCAATCATTGCAGGTGAAAATTCGGAATCCGAACCATCTGTAAACTCTGCATAACTGATTGTCGGCATTTCTGAGCGAGTAAGATTGACCGTTCCAGATATTTCGGGAGTATATTTTCCTAACTGCTGGCTATTGCTATTGAACGGTGCATTGTTGGCAGAATAGGTGTCAATCATGTCTGTAGCGCCGATTTTAAGCGTCCTGCTCATGATATATGAATGGACGTACCATTGCAGTTCTGTAGGCTCCTGTTCGTCGTGCTGAATCTGCTTTTTATAGTAGAGTTCGACTGCCTGTCCAACCATGTTCAGTGGGTTTCCCTGAACCTCGGCGGTATATCCCTGCGCACGATAATATTTCCGCAAATCTTGATTTACGAATACGCCATAGCAAATCTTTATAATTGGTTCAGCCCTTGAAATACCGCCATATTCGTCTGCATCCCAAACGTAATTTAGCCAGTCTTCATTTCCTACAAAGAAACTATTTCTGTTGTAATAAACGTTGTTATCATACGCTTCTTGCGCTGTATAGTCGCCTTGTGTAAAGCCAAAGGCTCTATTCGGATCAGGGTCACAAAATATAATATTCGGGAACCAGATTCTGCCCTCTTTTGCGGTAAAACTTTTAAACGTATCAAGGTGTACTTCTTCGTTATTGTAGTATTTGTAAATGTTCTGATTACCGGTGGTCTGCCCGTATCTGTAACTGTTCTGACGAAGCTTCAGATACTCAAACTTGCCATCCCTGTTCATCCAACCAAAACGGTCATTCTGCAAGCATAAATCTTTCAGAATATTTACTACGTTCATCTCGTTTGAGTTATTCGTATCAGGCACATAAGTGTCGTCCCAATGCAGCTTTGTACTAACCTGTTCGAGTCCTAAAAACTCAAATAATTTATCTCTGAATTGCTTTTGAGTCAGTTTTTTCTTCTTATCAGTCGTCTGGTTTTTATACCATCGAGCAATGTCAGTATTTCGTAATTTATACAGGTAATCATACGCTACAAAATTACGTGTCAGGGAATTTGCTTTCCGCTCCGCACTGTCGATTTCGCCTGTGAAGATTTTGATTTTTGTTCCTCTTCTTTCGATGTAAACTTCGATTTTTCCAGATGGATAAAACTCTTCCGAAGTGCCATTAAACTGATCGTGGTGAGCCTGAAACGTTATCTGATTACAGACACAGCCGCCGAAAATGAAATAGCTTTCAGAACAAATAGACTCCTGCAAAGTAAGTGTATTCTGGTCGATATTTTCGTTTGTAAGGTCGGCAAATTCTCCATTAATCCAGTGTACTGTTACTTTTATTGGCTCGGTTTTTTCTTCTTCAACATCACCAGAGCCGCCACTTGAACTATCATCAAATGGGTTATTTCCATCATTTGTGACTTTAATTTGAAAGCTATCAGAGCCGATAAATTTGGAAACTCCATTAGCTGTCACATTATAAGAAACCGTGATAGTCTTAGAGCCTGCGGTGGAACTATCGAAGCCAGAAATATCATAATCTGTAATTTCTTTCTCGGTTCCGTCCTGTCTTACCTCTGCAACAGTCAGCCCGGATGGGTTAAATGATTCTCCGATTTTGTAGTAAACTTTTGACGGAAAACTCGTGATTCGGATTCCTGAGAGGTCATATACAGTCACTTTGAAAGTGGCGGTATGGGTTTTGTAGGTTACTGTGATTGTCTTTTCACCAACAGAACTGCTGTCAAAACCAGATACTTCAAATCCAGTTGTTTTTGTTTCTGATGTTCCGTCAGTATATTTAACAAGAATGGATAATCCAGTTGTGTCGAATACATCTCCTTTTTGATATTCGACTTTAGTAGGCATGGTTTTTACTTCAATTCCAGAAATGTCTACCACAAGAATGCTGAAATCCACGGTCTTTTCATCGAATGTAACCGTTACAGTTTTGCTTCCATATGCGGACATATCCGGGCTTGACAAGGTATATCCTGTTACTTGTTCGGACGTATTATCGTTGTAATATGCGGTAATTATGAGCCCTGTGCTGTCAAAAGTTTCGCCTACGAAATATCTGGTTTTGGTTGGCATATGAGTAACTTCAAGTCTGGTTACCCGGATTAACCATGTGATTATGCCTCTCGCTCCCCACGGGGAACCGGAAATTTCGTTTGTTTTTTTGTTCAGAGTGACACTTGTTGTTACAGGCGTGCTGAAAGCATTTGCTCCAATGGATGTAACGCTTGCAGGAATAGTAGCACTTGTGAGTTGTGTGCCGTAAAACGCCTGAGTACCAATAGTTTGAACGCCGTCAGGAATTACCAGATTTTTAAGTGAAGTACCGGAAAACGCATTATCTCCAATATTTGTAACGCTTGCAGGAATGGCAATTTCTGTGATTTTACTACAACTTGCAAAACATGATGTTGGTATTTCTGCTATTCCATTTTCGATAGTGACTGTTTTTAAAGCATAGAAGCATGGTGTAAACTGTGATGCCCCAGTAAACTTAACCGTGCTTTTTAATGTAAGATTTTCGAGTATAGAGAGCGCTTTCGTACCACCCGTTCCATCAATAGTTCCGCCTCGAATCATCAAATTCTTGCAACTTGGAATATAGATTCCAGATGAATTAATCGTGGAATCTGAGCTTCCAATTTCTACATTATTTATTGTGGCACCTGCAAAAGCACCAGATGATAGTAAATTTAATGATAATGGAAAAACAACACTATCCAACGATTGAAATCCGTTTAATGTTCCACCTTGAATTTCTTGCAAGCCTTCATGAAAAACAATCTCTGTTAGGTTGGGGCAAGAACTGAACGTGCCACCTTGAATGGCTTTAAGACTCGCAGGAAACTCTAACTTAGTTCCTAAAAAAGTAGTAAAGTTTCCACCGGCAATACTTGTAATTGTGTTCCCTAATTCGATATGTGTTAAGCTTTCAAATTGATAGCCAAATCCATCGGAAATTTCGGTAATACCATCACTGAAAATAATTTTTACACATCTTTTAAATAGGCTATCGGGGACTATAAGGTGTTCTGAATTTTCATGTAAGATCGTAATTTTTCCAGTCCCAGAAATTGAAAGTGTGTTTGCATCAAGATTAAATTCGGCTGTTACGTCTTCGTGATTCGGCGAGCCTATATGTACAGAAAACGAGTCATACACCGTAACATTTTTAGTTCCTACCACGTTGAAATAATTAACATTTATAGGAATTTGACCTGCTTCTGTAACAAGTGTATTATCGACAGTATATCCACTTTTTACAATTTCCGGCCCATCCGAGTACTTAACGGTTATACTTCGAACAGATAAGCTTGTGGTATCTCCCACAAAATAAACATTATTATAGCTTACTATGTCTGAAATGCTTTCTGGCTGCATAATCGCAACTTCAAATTCACAAGTGAAACTGCCGTAATGAACTGTAATTTCACATTGCTTTGGAGAACTGCTGTCAAATCCAGAATACGTGCAATCTTTTGTAACATCTATGGTGTTTCCATCACTTGCCGTTGCAGTAACCACAATGCCCGTAGAATCAAATTCTTTTCCTATGTGATAATTTGTCTTGGTTGGCATAGTAGTTACTGATATGGCGGTGATAGAGGCTTCTGAGACAGTAATCTCAAACGTTGTGGTTTTGCCAGATGCAGTAACGGTTATGGTCTTTGCACCTGCGGAACTGCTGTCAAAGCCCGATAATTCGTAATCTGTGACACTGACTGTTTCTCCTGTGCTTGTTGTTCCTGATATTTCAAGACCTGTTTTATCAAAAAATTCTTTCTGATAATACATAGTCTTATCTGGCATTTTTGACACAGATATACTGGCGATTATTAAATCAGAATATTTTTCATAAGAAATCTCCTGAGATATGCCCGCATTTTTGACCAAAATCGAAATCGGTACCGTAGAAGATACAGAAATATTCAGATTTGTTGTGGTTTTACCGTCAGTGATTGACGATGTACCGGTGTACGAACTGCTTGTAGGTCTCTGAATAACATTGACAAAAAGAGTCTGTCCCTCTATCAAGAATACTTCGTATTTCAGCGCATACGATGAGGATGTGCTTGAATGATATACATATCCCTCGACTCTGATTTTGAGGAATCTTTTTCCTGACGTAAGTGTTCCTTCCTGTCGGTAAACATAATAAATCGCGCCATCCCTGCGCCAGATTTTGAGTTGTTCAGCGTTCTGCCCGAAACCGATAAAATTGTTTCCTGAAACATATATGGTACTGGCAGTCTTGCCTGCATAGGTAAACCAATCAACGCCTGTGACACTGACTACATCATCATCGTGTTTCACATTGTTGACAATGGCAGTCATTCCGGCCGTCGTATTCAATAAACTATCAAAAGATACTGTATTTGCCATAATCATCCTCCCGTCTATAAAATAAAAGAGCACATGAGCTGTGACACTCATGCACTCTGGTTGTTAGTATTCGATCAGTGCAATTCTGATTTTGTTATACAAAATGTTATTTTCTACAACTCTGATAGGTTTATACTCAACATCGGGCATATAAAAAACACCTGTCTTGTAGGTGTTTTCTTCATCGTCCCAGTATGTAACCTTGTATTTTCGCTGCGCCTTATTGACTAAGCCTGCTTTGAAAACAGACTGCATTTCAATTTTGTCCGGTAGCCACATCGGTCGTGTGTTGAAGTCTATTTTTGTCTTAAAATTCGGGCTTGTGTCCCTATGCAAGAGATTGTTCAAGTCCCTATAGGCTTCTATCTCTGTTCGCTGATTCGGAGTTGCGGAATAATCATCGTAGGCTAAGAATTTGTTCGGGAGAACGCTTCCCCCGAACTTTAAAAAATAACCTTGGAAACTACTTCCTGCAATAAAGTCACTCATTCTATCACCTACCCTTCAAACAGTCCGTAGCCATTACGGTTTCTGAACTGCTGATTTTCTTCTTTCAGATACCCAATCAGATGCCCGTCTGCATATATTGCCATACCGTTCAGAGCGTTTTTGACCGCCTGCCCGATCATCTGATTATTGTCAAACGTGTTACTGCTGATTGCCATGATTTCTTTTCGCATATCATCCACAAAATCATCTGTATCAACTGACATTCCGCTCTTTATTTCCTGATAGGATGCACTCTTTGTGATAATGTCTGCGGTTGGTGTATTAATTTTTTGCACTTCGGCGCTTATATCATTGATGGTGGATTCAACTTTCGGAAGCATATTCTGCATACCGAGTTGGAATCCCTCAACGGTAAATCCACCGAGTTCCATCATTACCTGCGACGGGCTATGAATCTTAAGAACTTTGCGGAACGTATTTGATATATTTTGTGCGATTTTTTGCACATTTGCATAAAGCTGTTGTGCCGCGCCTACAATTCCATTATTTAAGCCAATAATAGAGTTCCAACCGATATTATACAGGTTTCCAATGGAATTGCTGATTCTGCTTCGGATTCTTCCGAACCATGTGAACGACGCAGAAAAGCCCGGCTCTAATCCGTTTTGGAATCCTTGACCGCAGTACTCTGCAAGCTGCTTGAACCATCTGGACGGAGAATGGGAGTCTACTGCTTCCTGTGCAGGGGCTTTTACGCTGTTATTCATTAGATCAAGAATCGAAGTCTTTGTGCTTTCTTTCTTCCCGTTAATTCCAGTCTGTAATCCCTCTGCAATGTTGCTTCCAAGGGTTTTGCCGCTTGATTTCGCAGTTTCTTCTGCGCCTTTCGCAGATGATTGAATTGTTGAGTTAAGCTTTTCGGTGACTTTGCTGCCGTTCTGCTCAATTCCACTACCTACAGCAAGAATCTGATTCTTTCCGAGTTCTGTAACTAATTCAAAACCAGAATTGTTATCCAGAACGCCGTTGATTGCCCCCTGCAGAGTTGAATCCATTGTGCTTTGTAGAGTACTTTCATAGTCAGAAATACCTTTTCCGAACTGCACCATCTGTCCGTTTGCTAAAGTATAGTAACCGTTATCATCCGGCTCTAATCCCTTTGCAATTTCCTGATAAATCTGTAATGCTTTCTCTCCGAGAATCTGTTTTCCATTTTCCCAGATACCACCCATTTCATCAATTGCATTTGCTGTATCCGTTACCAGAGTTGCAAAGTCAACGGTCTGGATAAGTGTCTGGAATCCTGTAAGCTGTTCTGAGATATCCTCAAACGACACATTGTTAATCCGATCAGCCATATTCGAAAACTGATTAGAGGATGTTTCCGCTGTATCTCCAAGGTCTTTGACTGGTTTGTTTACTCCTGCTATCGCATTCTCGAAGTCCTCTGATGAAACCCCAAGATTATTGAGTTTGAGTTCAAGTTCAAACAACGCCTGTTCTGTGCTATATCCGTTATCTTTCAATTCGGAAAGGAATGTTAATAAAGGATATGCTTGTTCACCTGAAATCTGGCTTGCATGAACTAATCCAAGAATAGCATCTTCATATTCCTGAAATACCTTTAAATCATCCTCTGTAAGTTTATTACCGACTCCGAATATATCTTTCATCCATTCGTTGATAGCACCGGTAAAATCTCCTTTTTGATATCCGAATACATTATCTTCCAAAAACTCTCCAAAAGTTTTATCTTCGCCGCCGAACAGATTAACACTTATCCACTTTCCGAGGTTGAAACCTGCCATTGCGGTTCCTAAGACAACCATGCTGTCTGCGAATCCTGCCGCAAGCGTAGAACCTAGCCCAGAGCCAAAGAATGTCTGCAATGCACCGCTGGCTGTAGAAAGAACCGTTCCTAACCCACCGAAGATTGTTCTGAGTGCGCTGATAGAACTGACTACATTGTATATATTTCGGGCAAACTTAATGCTTCCCCTTATAATAAAAAACCGTGCCAGAGCTTCGCCAAGAGCTTCTATCTGTTTATCGTCAAGCTTTCCTAAGGATTTTGCGAAAGCATCTAAGACGCTTACTAATGTATTAATCAGTGGGACACCGATATCATTCAGCATTATATCGAAAAAGCTGATAAATCCATCTGCGAATCCCTCGGCAAATGGCTGGAATACATCCCATACATCGCCGATTGTCTTTACCAGTGAATCCCAATCAATGTTTTTGATGAAATTCACAATTACGTCTTTAAGATTCCCGATTCTTGTCCATAACCCGTCCCAATCAACATCAATTACTCCGAATTTATCAAGTGCGGCAACAGTAAGACCTAGTCCTGCCGCTATCGAAGCATATGGATGCGCTGCTAACATGGTGATTCCTTTGCCTATCACTCCATCTTTACCGAAAATGCCACCGAACCATGTAAGTCCTTTAAATGCTACAAAAGCTGTCAGGAGCTGACCGAGGAAATAGCCAATAGACTGTGCTTGCTTCGGTGAGAATGCTGCGATAAACTCTTTGAACCTGTCAATCAGATCAGGAAGTTTATTAACTCCATCTGCCGCCTTGTCAAAGAAATCATCGAAGAAATCAAGTAAGCCAGTTCCGACATTCTCAGCAAATGGCTCTAATACATCCCATAACTGTACAAGGGAAGCATTGATTTTATCCCAGTTGATTTTCACAAGAAAATCGTTAAAAGCATTGATTAGTCGTGGTAATCCTTTTTCCCCAAGCGTCCACTTGCCAAGCGGAACTAAAAAATGATTCCAGAAATCTTTTAATGCTGTCCATGTGAAATCTCTGAGCTGCTTCAATCCATTGTTCCAAAGATTTTTCAGTGCTTTTGTGGTAGGTTCTGCGGCTTTTGCAAGTTTCTTAAATGTATCTGTAACCTTGTTTGCGAATGCCATAGCCTTGTTTTCCATGGAATTGTAGGCGGCATCCCATTTCTTCTGGTATTCGTTCAAAAGTTTATCCAGTGCATCGTTGAGGATTCCTGCGTCAATTGCAGATGTGTCAATTTTTGGCGTTTTAATTTTAGAATTTGCAAGGTCTGACAGAGAACTATCGTCTTTGCTCATAATTTCAAGTTCATCATAGGATGCGAGGAACTGTTTTAATTTTTTTGCGCTCTTGGTTGCATTTTTCAGATTATTGTCTGTATCTTTTGCAGCATCATCTACGTCCGAAATTCCAGAATCGTCTATGGAATCAAGTGCATTCGAGAGATTTTCACTTCCGCCACCGATAGAACCGAACATTTTTCCGATTTTGGTATCAACTCCAAGAAGTGAACCAATGTATGTCAAAAGTCTCTGGAATGCGATCACAAGACCATTGATATATGGAAGCACTGCCGCAACTACAGGCATAAAGATATTTCCTAATGCTCTGGCACAGGACACTAAGTTTGCACGAAGTATACGCAACTGGTTGGCTGGCATATTGATTGTATTTGCCATATCCGCCCATGCGTACCGGGTGGAATCCAGTATTACTATCGTTCTCAGCATTGCCTTACTTGCCTGGTCCATATTAGAAACAGACGTTTGTATACCAAGATTTGCCGCATATTGCTGTAAGTTTGCCACACGAATGTTTGCACCATATTTGTCTACAGCACGGCTCATACCTACTAATCCAGAGGATAAGTTCTCATAAACTGTGCTGAAATCAAGATTCTTAACAGATGCGAGGTCGGCACCAATCATCGTCAGTGCATTTGACAGCTTTAATGCCTGCTCAGAAGTCGTTCCCATAGATGATGATAACTGCGCAAACTGTCCTTGATAATTCAAGAGCATGGACGGGTCCATACCGAGTGATTTACCTGATTTATTTGCGGTCAAAATCGCATTATCAGAAACATCGAACCCAGACATTTTGGATGTAAGTTCTCTAGCTCTATTACTAAATGAATTTGCATAAGCTTCCGCAGAATCATAGCCTGCCTCTGACCAAGTTTCTCCTGCTTTATCTGCTACCTGGCGAAACGCCGCTTGAAAGTAGTTGTAATCTTCGAGAAAATTCATGGAACTTTCAATTGCGCTTCCAAATTTTCCAACAACAAATTTCAACGTCCAGAATTTCGCCACCAGAGACATGATGCTAGGCAAACTTTTCCTTGCCTTGCTTCCTACGTTTCCGACTGCATTGCCAAGTTTTCTGACCTTTCCTGTAGAAGCAGCCGCACCCTGTCCTAATCTGGAAAATGCGCCTGCGGTAGACCTTGCCGCTCTACCAGCATTTGATCCAGAATTTGCCAACTGAGCAATAGCCTGAGTCATTTGAATTGTACTGCTACTGATTCTAGGAGCGGTACTCATCGTCTGGAAGAATGATTTTAAGCTATTTGCCAGATCATTAAGCTGAGTTGCTGTCTTTCCAGTTTTATCTCCTGCATTTGCCAACTGAGATATTGACTGAACAAATGTATTAATTGGTTGAGAAATATTGCCTATTCCAGAGAATGAAACTACGATTTTTCTAAGTTCTTCACCAAGTTTTGGAAGCTTTGATGCAACTGCATCAATAGAGCCACCTGCATTCGCCAATCTTGCAAACGAAGAAATAAACCGGTTCACGTTGCTTGATACGTCTGGAATACTGCTAAGGCCAGATAATTCGGAAATCATGCTCTGAATCTTTCCAGACACATCACCTGTGGAATTTAACGTTTCGTTCAATCTACGAATGGCATTTACGAATGAATTTAATCCGCTGTCTTTCAGATTAAGACTGCCAAGCGTGCTCATGGACTGAGTGAACTGCTGTAACTGGCTATTTACTGTCGATAAATCCAGGCCGTTCAATTTTGATTCGATATTGTTCTTGAGCTCATCCGTATTAATTGAGAGATTTACTTTTACCGGGTCATAGGTGAGCGTGGATGCCTTGTTGATGGCATTTCTAATATCTCTGGCAATCTTTTCTTCATTAATCTTTACGTCAATTGGAATCTGACCGTTTGCAGACTCCATGGCAGACGCAATGTTCCTCTGGATTGACGCACCGAGTTGCGTACCTAACTCATTTACCGAGCTGTATACCCTGTCCGATGCCATTGCTGCATCCGAACCGGACAAAGCCTGAATTGATATTGGCTTGATGGAATCCCTTACTTTTTTGAGGTTTTCAAGGACAGTTATCAACTGATCTGCGTCGTTGATGGTATCATTTGGAATCAATGTAGGGAACTTTTCTGATAATTCTCCCCATGCCGAGTTAAGGTTAATTCCTTTTGTCGCATCAACTGTGATATTGCCAAGGTATTGCTGCAATAATTCCCTGAACTCGCCTTTTCCGATGTCTGCTTTGAGCATATCGGAAACGTAGATTTTTTTGCCCTTGAAATAATTGTAAAAGTCCTGCCACTCTTGTTCTGCACCATCCAGATAACTTCCGAGATTAGATTTTGCAACCTTTCCGCTCTGCTCAATGCTTTTTGCAATATCATCCAGAGTCTTTCCCCAGTCACCGGCTGTGAAGTTTTGTCCGTCAAATGAATTTGTAAGCTGCTGTGCCAACAAATCTATCTGTCTTTGAAGTTTGGAAGCGGCGCCGCCTTTTAATTCAAATGCGCTTGCGAGCTGTCTGGACAAAGCCGATGCGTCTATTTTTGTAGCATCCAAAGATTTTTCGACAGAATATTTCAGCTTTTCAGACATATCCGCCGAATTAATCTCTACGTTCACTTTGAGATTCTTATTTTCAAGATTGCTCAAATTTATTTTGCTGAGACGTTCGAGTTGCGCAGCTATTGTAGTCAGCTTCCCGGAATCTATGCTGTTAAGTGCTTGAACAGCAGAATTGACCGTACCGACAGAGGACGAAAAATGTCTGAGATACTTGATACTCTCAGACATACGACTACTCAGGCGATTCAGTTTATTGCATAAATCATCAATGGATTTACTTGCATTTGATACGTTACTGCTGACCTCTATCGCAAGGCTATCTATTGTGTTGTCAGGCATATAAGCACCTCCTTTATTTCAAAAAAATAAAGGGCAAGCAAGACTACTATTCATCCTGCTTGCCCTCTTTATTACCTATTTCAGATATATTTGCATTTGCCTGCCTGATAAGAAGTTCGTAGTAACGTTCTTCTTGTCTTAGTTCTGCTTCTGATTTCTTTGGCATATCTGGATTGTGTTCAACCCAATTATTCTGTTTTTCCTGCGTAATTGGTCTGTTCGGGTAACTAACCTTTCGTGGGAACAATGCACATGAAATACTTGTTTTCACATACAATCCGGTCAGCCACGACTGATAGTCCATGTTTATTAACTGCGACTGAATTTCTTTGTTCTTTAAGATTCCATATTGTTCTATACGGATTCTTAGGTCTTTCAGGGTACTTCTGAGAAATTCTTTTCTTGACATCCCAATACGCACAGCCATTGGGTATAATTCATCCCAGATTATTTCGCTGTAGCTTTTTTCAGATGATCTGTCGGTTTCTTCGGCGCTTTCTTCGCTTTCACAGAGTCCATTGCCGCATTCATGTTGTCCATGAACGTTTCCAGACCGGTTAATTTGAAAAAACCATCTTCCTCCATCTGTTCAATGCACATAGAAAACAGACCGTAGAAGTTTCCCTGTTCATCATCTTTATGCTCAGCCATATACTGTGCTGCAAGTTTTTTGGCGGTATCTAAATCCGGGACAGTGCCATCACCGTCAGAATGGTTGCCGTGATATTGAAGTAATCCAGCATAGAACGCATTGAGTGCAGTATTTGGAATACTACTCATTCCAGAAACCATTTCCTTAAGGCTCCTGTCCGTTCCACCGCTTGTGGAAACCAGCATATTCATTACGGATTTCACACAATCATCAAACAGTGATGCTTCAATTCCATATTCAAGCTTGTAGTCTTTGCCGCCGATTTTTAAAACTTTATACATATTATTTGTCCTCCCAAATATGTTTACATGCCGCTGTCAGTTGGAACTACCGCTTCACTCGGTCCGACGTACTCATTGATAGTAAGAGACATTTCAACAGTTAACAGGCCGTTCTGATCTCTTGCCGGTTTAGGAATGATTGTCGGTGGCTCGATTTTTGTGAAGAATGCTTTCTTAAGAGACGGGAAGTATTCTTCATACCACATAGATTTTCCATCTGTTTTTCCTGTTTTATATTCGCTGATTAAGGTTTCCCATTCAGTGATAGTTTCATCAGTTACGTTCACAGTTACGTTAAATGTACCACCTGTAGAACCACGTCCTGCAATAGTTCTTTCGACTTCATCTTCAAGTGCGGAAGCGTCGATTGTTTCTACATCAATTTTGATTTCATCAGAAGCGTTGATTCTGTGAAGAAGTTTAAATGTTGTCGGTTTAGTACCTGCTGTTGTTTCAACTGCATATCCAGTAAGCGAACCAACGGTACTTACGCCTGCTATATTTCCTTTGTCTGCCATATTCGGCTCCTTTCTGCTTTTTCAGCTATAAAATCACATTAAAAAAGAGCCTTGTCGGCTCTGACACGTAACCCTGTGCCCGGGAGATAAAAGGATCACCGTCCTTTCTATTCATCTGTGCCTGTTTTCAGTTCTGGAAGCCCTGCTACAGATGTAAGCAAGGATAAAACGCCGGAAAGAACGGACGCGGATACGACCATCTTCCAGTCAACGCTTCCAAGGACTGTTGCGGTTCCGATTGTCGCAACTGCTGTCTGAGCAATTGTCTTAACAGCTCTGATTCCCGCAGCTTTCAGCCATTGTAATTTATCTTTACTCATAGAACACTCTCCTTTCTTTTTGGTATAAAAAATAGAAGCTGTTACGCTTCCAATAATTGCCCGGTGTAAATTCTGCTGTACCGGCTTATGATTCGTTTGAAACTCTTTTCAGAGTTTGCAACTTCTTCCGGTCCGTATGTCCGGCGAAAGCCCATCGAAACCATAGCCTGATGACTTTTGCTGTCGATTTCGTATGCAGTCGATAAAGCCTTTGTCCCAGATGCGTAGCTTTCTGTTTGGAACGAAAGAACTGTTGCGCATTCGTGACCTTCAAGACTTGTTGACTGTGTGGGATTACCCATCATGAACAATCTGGCGTATTTCGTTTTACCAGATGCTATTGTCTGGCTTTTTTCCATGGAGAAATTGCCTTTGCCGACAATTGGTTCAACAGCTTTACGCCATCTTTCAAAAACCTCCAATACTGGCGGTTCAATGGTAGTAATCATTTAATCACCCTGCCTGTTCTATCATATGGGTCTGGGTTTGAACAAATTCTTTTATCTGTTGATAGCCCCAACCGCAATTAATAAGGCTACTCACAAGCATCTCCATTTCTTGAATCTTTTCCAAATCTTCACCTGTGAAAAAATCTCGAAGATTTTCTTTTGCTTTTACACCATAATCTTTTTCGAGTTCTTTTGCTGTCTTTCCGAACAAATTACGATAAATTAAATTTGTGTAATTTGGATAGGCAAACTTTTTATGCGGGCTATCATTAACTTTCATTTTGATGGTATCTGTGAGTATATGCCGAATGACAACACCTTTGTCACGTTCGATTTGCCATTGTTGACGTTCCGTAAGGATTCTCTTTAATTCAGCCTCCATTTTATTAAAGGCATTAATGTATTTGATTTTCCAGCATAAAGCTTTTTCACCACTAAATCCCATAGCCAATAGTGAAAACCCATCTCTTGTCACAAGATACTCTGTATATTCACGATTATTCGCTCCAACATAGGAAGTTTTTATGAAATAATCAGAAAGGGGGATATCTCCCCTTTGAGAAATCTGTGTCGCAAGTCCCAAATGTTTAACTTTACCTTCGGCGTCAACTTGCCCTTCAATGGTTCTGATTACCTCTTTGTGTTCTTTCTCAAAAGATTCCGCAATTTTTCTCGATGTAGTAAGTATTTTTTCTTCATATCTTTTACCAACAATTTCTACCAGCATAAACTCAATCTCCTTTTCTGATTTATTTTGGTATAGAAAAAGCACCCACCGCTCAGGTAGATGCTTTTATATGTTATAGTATATCAAATATCAAGGTGCTATTCAGTGCTATCAGGTGTTGAATTACGATGCAAACACTTCTTTTGCAATTTTTCTAATACTCTGCATGATTTCTACGCTTGCCTTATATACCGGCATGGTGGCTTCGGTACCGTAAGAGCGTACCCATTCGCCAGAATCGGAATAATAAACCCACGATTCATTCTTTCCATTCCCTTGCCCGTATGAACCGATTGTATATCCAAATTCTTGTCCTTTGGGATGTGGACTGGTTCCCGCCGGAGTGTTGTAGTGAATGCCCGACCCGAACTCAATGAATAAAAGGTCAGAGCCTTCACACACAAGCGTCGCCTGAGAATAGCCGCCAAAGTTATTGATTCTGATATAGGTGTTATGGTTTTTGTCAGAATCGCCTTGTGACAATGCTATGTTTTCATCTATGACCGGGATTCCAAGTTCTGCCAGCCTGCGGACAAATTCCTCATTCTTACTTACAAGTGACTTCTGATACGCTCTGAGCTGCTTTATTGTGTCCTGTATAGATTTATGCGACAATTCCATTTTGATAGTCTTATTCGCCATCTGAGCCATCTCCTATATACTTGATGCCATATCGTGCCACATTGCCTTTCTGGGTGTCGAGAATCTTTTTCAGACGGTAATCTGGCGGTACTGTAGGCTCTCCATCTTCACCTAAGATAAGTTCTCCTGCTTCGGTCAGTTCCGGATTGCGGTCAATCCAGAATACATCTGCGGTCTGTGGTTTGAAGCCACGGTCAAAGTTTGTGATATACCTGTCGTAATCCGGGATATAACCGGCTGATAATTCCTCTGGCGTTCCGGCGGTCGCAGATACGGAGAGGTGATGTAATTCTGGCTTTTGGTACGTTTTGATTGTGTCTATCCCGTCAAGTCCTTCAGTCACCCTTGACCAATACACTGTCTGTTTTTGACGTTTCAATCCTCTCATAGCGTTTTCTCCCTTCAAAAAGAGTCTTTTTATTTTAATCTTATATTGCATATTTCATATGAGACACTTTTACATCTTCATCAGATACCTTTGCATAGATCATTGTCGTGTTAATGTTGACATGTCCAAGAATCTTCTGCACCTCAGTAATCGGCGTGCCTCTTTGAAGCATAAGAGTCGCAAGAGTATGTCTAAATAGATGCGGTGTCAGAGGCCTGTCCAATTCTGCTCGCTCACCGATTATTCGTACAATTCTTTCGATTGCTTCTTTCTTGAGTGCCTTATGCGGCTTTCTTTCACTTACAAAAAGATATTCCGACTCATCATCTCTAATTGCGAAGTATTGTTTTAAAAGTAATTTACATCGGGCATTTAGGTACGTTGTTCTATGCTTGTTGCCTTTCCCCAAAACAACTACTTCACCTTTGTAAATGTCTATATCTGCTTTCTTTACACCACACACTTCTGTAACCCTGGCTCCGGTACTGTACAAAAATTCAACTAATGCTCTTTCACGTACGGTTTCGCAAGCTTGCCTGATTCTTTCCAGCTCCATATCTGTCAGAGGTTGTTTTTCAATGCGTTCGTATTTGATATTTTTAATAACTCTGCATGGGTTCTTACCTATATATCCTTCGTTTGCAGCCCACTCGAAGAAAGCGTGTATGGCAGTTCTTCTACTATCAAGTGTTCGATTGCTCAATCCTCTGCTCTCCTGAGCGTTATACAGATATACACGGATATCATTTGCAGTAATGTCTTCTGCGTTTTTATTGACTGTGAAAAAGAAATCATCCAGATAAAGATTGTAGAGTTCGAGCGTCTTTTTACTCAAACCCTCGATTTTCCTACTTACAATGTAAGTTTTGTAGAAATCTGGCAAATATCCAGTATACTTTACAACTGCTGTTTCTCTTTGACTGATATCAAAATCATTTACATACAATGCCAGTTTGTTTCTGACTGTTTCAAGATATTCTTCTGGAATTTCTTCATACAACTTGGTCATGAACCCATTCACGAATTTATCTCTCATAAAAAATACCCTCCTTTTGGGTTCACAAAGGGAGAGTACTATGTTATAATAATACTGTACCCTTTGTGGTGTTGGAGTTAGGTTTTTTTGATTGGTAGTCGGGAGCCTAACTCCTTTTTATTATGCTTTTTTGATTGTTATTTTCTCTTCATCATATTCGAGAATTACTTTTCTGTCTTCTTTGGTAATACCGAGCATCCGAACTGCTTCTGACGGAAGTGATATTTTATAGTTGACAGATTCTTTTCCTGCGTTTCCACCGGCCTTGTTAATCATGATATTTCTTTCTACTTTTATCGAACTCACCTCCATATAACGAATTTATAATCATTATATATCATTGGTGTCCAATAGTCAATAATTAACTTTGCACTGGTTAACTAAAGCCCTCTTTAGTTAATTAGTTTCCGCTTTCGACTCTTCTTCCTTATTAATATCCATCAACTCATTATACTGTTCCTCAGTAATCCTGCCAGTCGCAAAGAAAATATCAATCTTATTCTTTAAATCGTCTGTCAGTCCGTTTCTTTTTTTAAGTTTTAATAATGTTCTATATAACATAATCATACCTCCAATTCTGTAAGTGCTACTGCATATTCGCTGTTGACATAGGCTTCTGCTGATTGTGTGTCAATGTCCTGTGTACGACTGTCCATATCATAGATGTAATCACGATTGTCATTGAGCTGTTTCTTAACATAATTCCACCCGTTTTTCATTGAAATCGGATAATTGAATACTGTATATCCGTCAAGCTGTTCACTGTTGACACTTACATTAGTTACTGGGTAATAGGTCATTAACTGCTTGAATGCTGAGACTTCTTCCAGAGTAATAGGAATTTCTTCTGCGACAGTCAGCACATTATATACTTCTGGATTTTTCTCACGAAGCCATTTCTTAAATTCTTCATCTGTCATACCTCTCATGTTTAATGCTGCTGTTTTTCCGTCATAGGCAATATACAGTTCTGAAGTTGTTACCCCATTGTAGTGGCCATTTTGAATTTTGAACATATTTGACAAACCAATTTTTGAACCATCAATACCGAGTCCAGAAATGTTCATATGCCATACCGCATTATTAAAACCGTATTTCAAATCACCTAAACGCCACTTCAATATATTTCGTATTACTTTCCCATGTTCAACATCCACATAATCAGCAATATACTGCTGTCCGTCGATTGTGACGTTGCCACCACTATGCACTGGAATTGCATTCAATGTGTATGGAAGGGTGACGGTCTGAAATTCTGTTTTATCTTCACTTGATACCTTTACCGTTGGATTCACAACGCTCTTAATCTCCTGCGGATAATCTGGCGAGGGGGACGGCTGACCACCTGTGTAGGGTTCATATACTGGATCATCTCCAATGCCTAAACATATTTTAACTGATTGGTCTTTGGAAATAAGGAACTTTATATATTTAACATCAATATCTATTGTGCTTGTCATTGCAGTCTTGCCAGCATCAACTCCGAACCATGTCTCTTGAGTTTTATCTTCATTATAGAACTTGAAATTACCGCCAAGAGCAGGTGTACCGTCTGTAGCCCAAAAAATATGTGTTCCTTTTGGAATCGAAGCTTCTATTATTTCGTTATAACTAATGCTAGTAGGAAGTAAATTTATCCCTTTGTATTGGTTCTGCTCGCTCTTTCCATACAGAACCATATCGTGAATCTTTCCATTGTCAGAATCAGTGATATGAGCTTCACCCTGATTCGATGCATAGAACTTTGTAATTTTGTTGTCTAAATCTTCCTTTAGTGAATCAGTTTCTGCCTTTGCTTCTTTGAATTTATCTCCAACTACTTTAGCATCTGCGGATTTCCCACTTTTCAACAAAGTTGTATCAATATTTTGTGAAATGAAATCGTGGATATTCTTTATGATTTTAGATGTATAATCAAAGAACAAAACTAAGCATTGCTGATTATTTGATGTTGTGGGTTCTGGTATTTTTAATGCATCAATCTTAAATGCTGATTTCCTTGTACCATCAGGAAAAATATACGAAAATGATGGATCGTCATATGGTGTTCCATATAAACCATATGACAGTAAATTTGTTCCTTTTGTATATACAAATACTGAAACAGGTTCTTTAATAGCAACATTCTCTAAATCAAACACAACATCTGTATATTCTGTTGTGACCGCCTTTTCTGCTGTTGCTATAATATTGCCATCAAGAGTGGCGATTTCTAAAACGACAGTATCATCATTAGATGCTTTAATATTCATCTTTATTTTTGTTAGTGTTGCATTTTTACCAAAATCAAAATATTGTTTTACGCCCGTTATTTGATTTCCTATGAAATTGTTAGGTGTATTATTTCTAATAATTGAACATTTATTAACAAAAGCTTCGGTTTTAATCTCAAATTGTGATTCTATATCACCTAAACCCACTTTCAGTGACGCAATATCCGTCTTGTTCTGCTCAATCTGCTGTGCCTGTTCTGTGGTGGCTCCGGGCTTGACTGGGTTCTTTTCAAAGTATTCCGTAACTAATCTTTGTATTACCGCCTCTGCTTCTTCTTTTGTGAAATACAGCGACATATCAATTGGAGCGCCCATGGTGTCCCAAACTACGCCGTTCCATGCCACATTCATTCCTGCTTCGCCGTAGACCGACTTAGACTCGATATTGTACATATCGCCAATGTCTGGATTTAACGGAAGCAAATCAGCAGTCGCAACTGTACCTCTGTATCTTACAGGGCTGTTTAACTTTGCTTCCATATCGGAAATCTGGCGTTTTAAAATTGCATATACTTTCTTTGCTGTTAATGCCATATGCGCTTCTCCTTTACAGTTTGTACCATGTGTCAGTAGGTTTGTGATACTCGTATAATTCAGAAGTGTCAAGGCACAATGCCGAAGAACCGCTTTGTACATAATGTGGAAGCTTTGATATGTCCTTTGAAAGCCCCTCGTAATCACGAACCATACCTCTTGCGTCTGTACATACCCAACTGCCTAAATCTGGTAATTCGTCACCGGGATTGTACTTGATTCCATCAAAAATAACTGTGTTTTTTGCTTTTGCCATCTATGCAATCATCCTTTCTGCCCCGATAGGAGCCACATATGTGAACTGGTTTCCTAATATATCTCTGGCTGTGCCAATCACGAAACAAGAATAGTCGGCCAGAAGATTGCAGCACCATTCCTCTGCATCCACCCAATACCGTTTCTTGACCATGCGGTGAAGTTCTGGTAATAGTCCGTAACTGAACATCACGCAATGTCCTAACTCATGAATGAAAACACGGTTCAGAAGCTCTCCATGTAGGCTATTTGAGATTGAAATAATATGTGTGGAATAATCCGATACCCCGAGCGTTCTATTGCCTGTACGGTCAATTAACACGCTGTCGTGCGGAGATACGAACTGCACTCTCCATAGGTCACCGTTCATGTAAAATTGTCTTAGCATGGCTTATCACCATCCTTTTCAAATTAAATCAAGTTCTTGGAATACTTTAAAAATCTTTGGAGATTGAATCGCAAACCAATCAACCATTTCTTCGTTTTTGCTCCACGGGCACTCTGGTTGTAATGCACTGCTTTGTAAACCGGATTCGTTCAAAAACGCGTGAAAAAGTTCGTGTCTTAAAATCTTTTTCCTGTATACTTCTCTCTCAGAATCTGTTATATTAGAAAAATATTCAGATTCAGTTAAGTCTGCGACTACAATCAAATATTCATCTTCTGCGCAATAGCCTCCAAAATGATTCTCTTTCAGAAATTTATCTTCTGACACTTTTCTTGTCTCAATTCTGTATTCGGTTCCTAAAATATTTACTGTTAAGTTTTCCATAAGTAATCCCTCATAATTAAAAAGCCCCTGCTACATTCCTGTAACAAGGGCAAGTTTCATTTCATATTCAATTCATCTGCTGTATGAAACGTGTCAGATCAGTTTTCATCTGCTGTCTGATTGATGCGTCTGCATCGTCCCACATTTCTTTCATATTGCGGATGATATCTTCTGTGTACTCTTTCATGGAATCATCCATTTTTCTCTTTGATTCAGCGTCTTTGGAATCATGGTAATGTCTGCGATTCTCACTGTACCTGTCGTAGGTTTCACCATATCTGGACTGCTGACGATTCATGCCATCATTCCCCATATTCCTATCCGAATATTCTGGGTGATATCCCATGCGGTACATATTGCGTTCAAATTCTGGATTATTCAGATATTCATTCATCCAGTCATCATCCTGTGCGTGAAGATAAGGAATATATCCCATGCGGCTTCCTCTGCCTTTTGGTGCAAATCTGCCGTTTGCATAACGATATCTGTCATATCCCATGCGTCCAAGATATTTCTCTTCCTGCTCGCATTCGTCCATAGCTTCTACGATTCGATAATCTTTGTCTGCACAAATTGCGCATTTTACTGCTTCTAAGCAATCTTTCAGATCATCCCAATCCTGAGAACTAAGATTGTCAAATCCATGTGCTTTGGCTTTTTCCATAGCCCATTTACCCATTTCCATTGCAACTTTATGCATTACATTGCCCCCTTTCTGGCAGCCTGTGTAACAGGTGTGTCTGTCGTTGGGGCTGTACCATTAATTGCTGTTAAATTGTTACTCGGACTACAAGCTGGATTTCCCAACATCTTGAATACTCCGCCAGTTGCACTTGTAGCTACTCTGGTTGCGTATTTCGTTCTGGTTCTTATTCCGCAAGCCGTAACCTGTGCACAGCAACGATTCTCTAGCGGATACAAAGTTGTTCCTGTTCCTATTTGAATCATTACCGGGGCGGTAATTGTGGTGGCTTCTGGTATACTTTGTGCGATCACAATGCAATACTTTTCTCCATTGGAATAACTGCCTGCCGGGAGTGTGATTACAAGATTGCCACCGGTAAACGATACAGACTGGCTGATTACAAGATGGCTGCAAAGCTTACAAACATTTTTACAACTCATATTTTATACCTCTCAATCAAATAAGAGGTGAGCCGCAACCCACCTCTTAGAATTTAGTCAACCTCTAAGGGTGAGTTACTTAGCAGCAACCACTGTTGCATCCACATCCGTTGTTTCCGTAATATCCATACAAATTACTTGCCGGATATGCCGGAACCGGAAGTGGTGCAGTGCGTCTGAGAATTTCTGCTGTATTTGCGTTCATAGCCGCCTGTAATACCGCATTCTGGTCGGACTGTGAAGCCGCCAGTTTAAGTGCCTGATTCTCTGCTCTAAGGTCTGCTGTTTCCTTCTGGCAAAGATAATCAAGAATGGCACGGGTGTTGCTGTTCTGATTTTCCAGAATATCTCTGGTATTGTTGTTCATTGAGTTCTGGATTGCACAAGCGTTGGTAGCCATATCATATCTGATCTGAGCCTGTCCTTCCCTGTTGTCACAGCAACACTGAGCTAACTGAGACTGTAATGCATTCTGTCCCTGCATAAGTGCAATGTTTGTACTATTAAATCCCTGCTGGGTCTGATAGCCAAGATTGCAGATAGCATTATCTACGCCGTGGAATCCATTAGAAATATTCTGATTGATTCCATTCAGCTGAGCCAACTGGTCATAACCAAGGTTACAGATACCATTGCTGATACCATCGAGCTTGCTAATTACGGACTGGTTATCGAAGCCACGTTGTAAAGCAGAGTCTAAGAAATCTGTGCTTCCATTTCCTCTGTTTCCGCCGAAGCCCCAGCCATTGCCTCCCCAACCAAAGATGAGAAGTATAATGATCCACCATGCCCATCCACCGCCGAAGCCGTAGCCATCATCTGCATGATTATTAGAGCCTGTTGCTGCCGCAATGTCAGCAAGGCTATATCCGCCTGAATTCATCATAAATTCAAACCTCCTATTTGATTTATTTTACAAATCAAGTAGAAATCCCGGGCTTTCAGCTCAATTTTGTAGCAATGTTAAATGAAATATAGTATAATATTTATGTGGGAATAGGGATTCGCGACCCGAAAGTCACATGCCTTAGTGATTTTCCCACAACCAATAAAGGCGTACATCAGAAAGGCAAGGTGTTATTTTTATGAAAGAAATATGGAAAGACATTCCAAAATACGAAGGTGTTTATCAAGTAAGCAATCTAGGGAATGTAAAAAGTTTGCAATCAGGAAACCATCATTCCAAAATCAAAATATTAAGTCCAATCTGCGCTGACGGGAGATATTTGCGAGTCAGTTTATATCGGAATAAAAAGCCTGCGTATTTTATGGTACATCGTCTTGTTGCAATAGCGTTTATTCCAAATCCGGAAAACAAGCCTCAAGTTAACCACATTAACGGAAACAAAAAAGATAATTGTGTAAATAACCTTGAATGGTGCACGTCTTCCGAAAACAATTTGCACGCTTACAAAATCGGAATAAACAAAGGTTCTAAACCGTGGCTAGGGAAAACCGGATTCCAAAACGCATCTTCTATTCCAGTGAGCCAAATTGATTTAAACACTGGGAATATTATTGCCACTTTTGGAAGTATAGGTGAAGCTTCCAGAGCGACTGGATGTTCGGAGTCCAAAATAGGGAAATGTTGCAAAGGCATTTTTTCTCAAACACACGGATTTGGTTGGAGATATGCGGATAAATAATTTATCCGCTTATTTTATTCCAAACTGGTTCTTAACCTGCGATAACATATCATCAGGATTAATTCCTTTTTCTTTGCAAAGGTTTCTTGCAAGTTTTTCAAGACCTGCACTGTCGCCTTTTTCCATCATATTGATAGCATTGTTTATAACTGGGCTGTTCCCAGACTGATTTTTCATAATATTGATGATAGCTTGCTGTGGATTTCCACCGTTACGTATCATCTGCATAAGTTGCATAGGGTTCATCATCTCTGCCTACCTCCGTTCTGCTTAGGTTCTGGTGTTCCCGACATCTGCGTCGGAAACATATTCTTTATTTCAGAAATCTCCGAACAAACATCATTCCGAAGCTGATTAAACATTGCTTCAATGTCAATCTGCTTTTCATCTTGCTTAGATTGCTGTTCATCTGGATTTACGAGTCGGTAAACAAAAATCCTGCTCCTTCCATCGGATTGAAGCTGTTTTCTGTAAATTTCAGTTCCGTCTGTTTTTGGATAGTAAACAGGATTGCCGGACATATCCACATCTTTAGCCTTTACAGTATCAATCCCATCCACCATCTGTCCTTGAAGCATAGGTGATTGTGGAACCGGCTGTAACTGTTGCATCTGCATTTGACCATAAGGCATTGCCTGTTGGTAATTATTCTGCAATTGTGCCAGTCTGTCCTGATACGGTTGTATTTGTCCGTATGGGCTGTTTATCATTGGCTGTTGCGGATAATACGGATAACCTGCCATAATCTGTTCCTCCTGTCCGGGATTCAAGAATCATGTCCATATCATCTATGGAACGATGCTTTTCCCATATACCCTCGTAAGGGTTTCTTAACATAATCATTGTGTTTTCTCCTATGATTATATTATATAGGAAGGAACTCTGTTTTTGAACGTCACTATTTCGCCACGTTTTCGCCATAATACAAAGAAAAGCCCCGACAATACATCGGGGCAACTTTGGAAATTTTCTTCTTTATTCTTTTGTTAATTCGGTCTATGGTTCTCGGACTATACCCCATAAGTTCAGATGCTTCCCATAGTGTCTTTTCGCCATAAGCCCGTAATCGAAACAGTTTTTCTTCTCTGGAATCAAAGCCTGCTTCTTTTAAATAAAATTTTCTTTCATCTTCTGAAAAGTCTGTATAATTCATATTTCCACCGTCCTCCCTTACAAGTGGAATCAAACTGGAAGAATACCGCTTAACATAAAACCGATAACTGCGCTGACAATCGCTGTAATAACGCATACAATGATTGTATCGTAACGCTTTCCCGGGACTGCCATGAGAGTCTTTATATTGTTATTCATCTCATCCACAGTCGACTTGATATGGTTCAAGTCATTCTCACTTAATGCTGTCTTTCTTTCCAGTTCCCCGATACGCTCATAAAATTCTTTACTACGATCAGATTGCTTCTCTTGCATCAGCTGAAAATTCTTTTCCAGTTCTTCTATGCGGTGTTCATTAAAACATTCATGTTCACATCCCATCGCCAGTTCCTTTCTTCACTCCCTTAACATTTGCTTTTCCCTACTGAATATAAGCAACCCAGCGGCACTCCGGGAGGACAAAAATACTGTGCCACGTGACCCAACCATCTTATTAAATTAAACTTCCTGCAAATGGAAAAACACCATGATTGATATATATTTCCGTTTCGGATTCCCATTTTCGACTTACTGAATTTTCAGAGTGCGATTCTTGGAACTCGGCCCCCTGTTTCACAAGAAAATAGAGAGCCAGATCAAATATGCAATCATAGCAGCATTCCATATCGGCATTGATTTTTTCATCTGTATATCCAGGCGGATAGTTGCGTTTCTTTTTGAACGAACGAATTGCACGCTTCACAGACAAAGAAATCATACCGTCAGTTTCCGCATCATCGGATAGATACTTTTTCAGATCATTCACAAGCTGTTCGTTCATTCAAGATCACCTACCCTTGCTGAGATAAAATTTCTGAGATAATACCAGCCTTATTTGTCGATGTCAGGGCATAGCCATTGTCACTTGCGAGCTGCTTCAGTTGAACTACTGTCATGCTTGACAGCTCGCTTTCTGTATACTTGTGTTTTGAAGCATCATTAACACTTACTACAGATGGTGACTGGCTGTTCTCGTCGAGACTATGCCCGTTTATTCCCCCGCTTTGGTACCGATTACGATACCGCCATTAGCTTTTGCTGCTACTGGAACAAACATACCTGATGCTTTAGTCCAAACTGCAACTGGGTCTTGCGTAGCCCACATGGACAATGTTACAAAGGAACGATTCTCTTCCTGAATGAACTGTCTGTACTCAAGTTCCTCTGGTGTTACGCCCCAAAGTCCAGTACCAAATGAACCGTTCGGCTCTGCTTCATACAGAGTGAATACATCCTCTTTGAAGTATCTTCCTGTTTTGAGTGAACCATCTGCTTTTCTGAATCTGAATTTCTCGTCACAACGATCAATTGTGATTACGTATTCCTGCATAAGCAGATTTGCAAGTTCCTGTTTTGTCAGAAGTCGTTTGTTTGCTGCTCCTAATACCGCAGTCTGCATTGCAGTATTGTTTCTCATGTAGTTAATCATTTTAAGGGATGTCAGGGCTTTGTTTACAACAAATCCGTTGTCCTCTGCAATTGCAACCATCTTCTGGATATCACCCATAATATCTGCATCTGGCTTAGACCAGTCTGTCATTTCTACCTTTGCGCTGGACGGAACGCCGTAATCAATGCTCATATCAACGTTATTCTCTTTGACTTTTACTGCACCAGTAGAAAGGAACTGTCCTTTCATGACATTTGCTCTGGCAACAACGCCTTCAAACAGGTTAGCTGCATCATCAAATACAAACTTCTTTAAGTTCTCGTCATCCGGCACGCCGTTTTCAATTGCCTGCTGTAATCTCTCAGACTGATTGATTTTTCTCTTAATAAAGAGTTTCTCAGTCAGAACTTTTTCGAAGCCTGGTCTGGAGCCAATTTCTGCTTCGGTATCAAGAGCATGAACGAACGCTACCTCTGGAAGTCTCTGTCCAGCCATAAGTCTGTAGTATTCAGCTTTCAGGAACTGTGTTTTGACATCCGGGAAGATGGTGTCAAGAATGCCCGGTCTTTTTACGCTGAAATCTTGAGAAAAGTTAAGTCTTTCTTCCTGTGTGATTGATTCTAAAATATTAAATGGCATCTGCTTACCTCCTTAAAATTCTGGGTCTGTAGTGGTTACAAAAACGATACCTGCTTTTTCAAGCTCTGTTTTCGCAGTGGTTTCTACTGTTACCGGAAGTCTTTTTTCAAGAACACGTCCTGCAACAATTACGGAAATCGGTCGTTTTGTATCGTCTGTCATATCGACGTCTTCAAATACAATGCCTTTAGCACCAGTTGCGTTTGTCGGATATACAGAACCTGCCTTGATAATCTTCTTAGTTCCAACGGTTTCAGCATTTGTCTGTTCTGCTGTATAGGTTTTAAGTACCAGTCCTACCTCGGATTCGAGAATATTAGGTGTGGATTCGTACTGCTCTGTTTTCATAAAAGCCATAATCTAAATCTCCTTTTCTTAAATATTTACTGGGGCATTATCATCTGCCGGTTTATTTTTTGGGCACATTTTTGCTGAGTACGCTTTTGCATATTCAGATGCTTCGCTTTTCTTTTCTGGTTCTCCACCAGATTTACCGCCACCCGGATTAGGTGTGTTTTCAAGGGCTTCTTTTTCCCATGCGGCTTTTGCGGTATCAAGCGTTGATTTATTTATTTCGGAAATTTCATCAACAAAATTCTGGGCTTCTTTGAGTGCATCTTCGGCATCCATATTTGAGAATGCTTTGATTGCTCCTGCGTAGGCATCTCCTTTCATTCCTGCACTCGCAAAAATAGAAGTGATTTTACCTGTCAGAGCGTCTTTCTGAGCTGCTTTAAGCGCAGATTCGAGATCAGAAATTCTTTTTTCATTTGTTGCTTTCTCTTTTTGATGCTCCAATTCTGTTCTTTCAGCTTCACTCATGTTCTGCTTTTTCAGTTCTTCCAGTTCTGTTTCCAACGCTTTTGCTTTTTCTGCATCTTCTTTTAATTTCTGATTTTTGGCTTTTTCCTTAGCCACATCAGAATTGGATTGATTCAGAAATGAAGTAATCTGCTCATCGGTTGCATCTGGAAAAATCTTTTTTACATCTTCTCTTGTCATTGAAATCTCCTGTCACCAATACGCTTTTTTACGCTGTTCGCTCAGCTCAAGGTGTCTCCCATGATTACGCTATCGGGGTGCATATTTTTTTAATAAAAAAGAGACGATTTTACTCGTCTCTAAATCAACTGTATTGAATTGAACACCGGCAATTCACAATCTCGTCTGCCGAAGCTCCAAGTGAGGTGTCTTTTGGAAATTGTAGTAGGCTGTCTCCGACTGAGAACGGCTCATCAATTGGAAGCGTGGTTCCTCCGACCTCAAGGTGTGTTTTTCGTTCCCTTTTGTCTCCTACGTCAATCCATTTCTTCTTTGTCTTTCCTGCTTTCACAGCTTTTGAATACTGTCTGTAATTCAGTATCGAATTAGCTTCGCATTCAGAAATGAACATTGCCCGGTCATTAGACAGGTAATAATCATCTGTGGCCTGCTCTGAATCAGGATGTTTCTCGACGATATGCGAAAATGTTGTGCCAATAATCTGTTTTGAAGTTTCGAGAACATATTCTTTGATATATGAATCAATCAGCATATATCCCAAGACTACATCTAGATATTTGTCATAAAATTGAGTCTGAATGTATTCTTGATCTGATTCTCCACTTTCTACGGTTGTTTCTATCAACGACAAAATATAAAGGATAACTTCTTCCATTTGTTCGGAAAAAGCTATCCTTTCTTGTTTTTCTTTGTCTGATATTGACATTTTGCTGAAATACTCTTTATACGGTTCGCTTCTGCGATTGTTTGGTCTGATATTCAATTCATCGTATGATGAAATACTCATTCTGAAATCACATCCTTATTGAAGCCATTCAGCAAATCTTGTGCTTTTTGCAGTTCTGAATCTGGGTCTGCTAATTCTGGGTAAATGGTTCCGAGGTAAGGCAAACTCATTTCATATACTTTTTGCGGATCACTAAATAATCCGCAAGTAATCAATGCAATAAGCGGATGAATTTTATTTTTGAACAGATAATCAAGTGCCTGCGCTTTGACAAGCATGTTATCTGTCGGGTTTCTGGTGATTTTTACATCAAAATCTCTAGTTGAAATATTTACATCCATTGAAGTTTTTCGGATGATATTCAAAATGATTCTGGCAGATGCTTTTTCAGCTTCTTTCGTAAATGCTTCTACCAATTTTGCGTCTCGTTCTGCAAAATCCCAACCATTCCTCAGATACACTGCATTTCCTGTGTCTCCACCGGTATTGCCCTGTCGATTCGGCATTGCTTCTACAATCAGCATATTGTTGTAAATATCATCTTTAGCAACCTGGCTCTCTGACTGATTTAGTTCAGCAGTCATTAAGTCAACGTCTGATTGTGTTCCGTTCCCGACGTCTTTTACAGATACAGCACCGAGTTTTATCATTTTTACAAATTCTGCTTCGTCAATCTCACAGTTTTTGAATTTCATCAGAGCTTGTACAAATTGCTCAACACCATTCAACCTGTCAGATTGATACTTATTGATTGCGTCATACATTGTGATCGCAATTTCAATGTCGGAAAGTCTATCGTGATTATTTGGATATTCAATGATAGGAATACCGCCAAAACCATTGATTCCAGATTCTGTCACCACTCCATTTTGTATTTTGAAATACTGTCTGGAAGAATAACACTGGTAATACTGCTGATTGTCCTCGTCTTTTAAAATCTGGACGGAAAGCACTGGTTTGCCAGTAGCGCTTGAATAAACAATATATACGTCCTGCGGTGATGGGATAAATATTCTGAAAGGCGGTAAGTCTCCATCCTTTGTCCATTCATCCTCTCTCAGGATTGCTTTATATGCAGTTCCTACTGCACTCTGGTATATCCCAAGTTGAATATTTCTGGCGTCTGCATTGGCTTCGTCCAGATAATCATTGAGCCTATCAACTTGTTCGTTTGTTTCTTCACTCGCTTTTTTCTTCTTGCAGACATATTGAATAGGTTCTCCGTATATCTGTCCTGCCTTGAATTTGACTGTTTCAAGGGCATGATTCTCAACAACTTTATTGTTGACCTCTGGGCGAACAAGTTTTTCACGATATAAAATTGGCTGATCGCCTTTGTAATATCTGTAAAGATAATCCATCAGGGTTCTATTTCTGTTATGGATTCCGATTGTATCAGAAAGGACCTGTGCCACGTTCTGGGGAGTAATCTGGTCTACGCCAGTATAGGCAGTTTTTCTGCCAAACTCACCTTGGCATAGGTCAACAAAGTTTATTTTGTTTCTCCCCACTGCCTGTCCTCCTATTTTTCTGCATGAAAAAAGCACCGGAACGAATCCGATGCTTGTGTAAAAATTACAGTTTATATTATAATATAAAACAAGGTGTTATTCAGTGCTATCAGGTGTCAACTTTCAAAATGTTTGATTTTTTTTACAATATTCAGGGCATCGCCATGTAAATGCTTTACATAATCTTCGGAAAATCCCATTTCTTCAGCGATAGATGTCAGAGGTTTCCCCTCTACATACCGTTTGTAGAGAAGATTATACATATTTATGTTCTCGACACTCTCAATTGTCTTTATAACCTCTTCTTTTTTACTGAGGTATTCTACGATTGTAGCCGTAATTTCAGTTTCCAAATCTACGATTTTTGCCACTGTATCGCCCATTTTGTCCTGGTTACTGGAAGTTTGAACTCTTTCCGTATTTGCAAAAGAAGATACAGAGGTAGCAAGTTCTCTTAACTGGTCACGCTCAGATTTTTTATTTTCAATTCTGCAATTCAAAGCATATACTTGACTTAAATATCTTTTTGTTTCTGTTAATCGTCTCATTCTATCTCCTTCCCCAGAGTGGATTGCGTACTGCCTTTACGACACCTGCGCCACTTCCATTTTTCAAAAACACAGCTAAACTGGCAAGCGCATCGGGCGCATCATCATGTTTATTCTTTCCTGTCATAGTAAATGAATACACATTATTCATGAATTTTCTGTATTCGGCATTTTGATATCCAGTATCTCTGAAATAAAATCTTCTGATATTTTCTGCGTTGTCCCATATTCTCTGCTCTTTTCTTACCGCAGACTTTGGGGCGTGTCCTCCATTATTTAAAATCATCTGTTGTGCATATTTAGAGGTAAGATTTGTTTCGTATCCTTGTTTTTGCAGTTCAACTCCAACCTCATCCTTATATCCCTCGCCACCTGCATTGGCTTCAAAAAAAGCGTTGGTTACTTTATTGTTGATGATTGATGACACGACTTTTGGCATTGTATATATCTTCTCCGAATTGTCATATACAACATCATGAATATATACAGAACCATCTTCGTACACATAAGCTACCGGCATTGCTAAATAGTCGCTTCCGCCCAAAGCAACGTCGCACGCAGACACGACTTTCAGAGGTTCTTCATCCGGAAGCTGCCCGTTATAAAAGTTCATATGCTGAGAATTAAATAACGCTCCATCTCTTTCAATTGGTTCCTGTTGGTACTGAGCCAACCATCCTGCCATGTCGTCATTTTCTTCAAATTTAGAGCGAATAGTACGATAATACTTTGTACTGTAGCCTACTCCATAGTCATAATCAAAATTACTTTCATCCGTTTCCGGGTCAAGAGCAGGGATTTTTAAAACATCATAGCGAATATGTTTTGCTTCTGGATTATTTTGTAAGAACGAAAGTCTGTCCATGTAAAGATCATGCAACGACCAAATAGTACCGTTCAAAATCAGTTTGCACTGCTCTTTTTTTCGGGACATAACATTGTTGTCAAATACGATTTGCTTTCTCCGAAGTATATCCGGATTCAATACATCTTGAATACCTTCCAGAATATCATCCAGAATCAACCAACCATATGCGTCATACTCGCCATTCAAACCAGATTCCAAACCCTTTCCGGACAAAGTAGCATATTTTTTCTTTCGCTCAAGGTCTACTTTATGATTTTTCGCATCTGTTCTGGCTATTTTCGAATGGAATACATCTTCGTGGCAGTATGTAGGGTCTGTCCAGATTTCCATAACGCCATCAAGAAACGCTCCGCCGAGTCCTTCCTTGTATGTGACATAAAGGTTGCTTATTTCTGTGTTTCTTGCGCAATGCCAAGATGTTCCTACTGTTATAATTTGCGATTTACCAGTTCTGGCAGGTTGATGTAGAAACAGTTCGTCGAGTTTATCGTCTTCAAGAGCTTGCAGTTTATCAACAACCTTTTTCAAAGTCCTTCTTCTGGGTTGATAGAAACGTTCCTGTGGCTTCCTGTTCTTTTCAATGTACAATGCGTAAGAATCTAATAAATACGGAGCTTCCAACAGTAAATATTTCCAGTAAATATCATCAAAATCTCCACTTCCAGTAATAGCAGCTTGCCTTTCTGCGATATTGTGTGAATACTGGCTCACCTTTATTCCCATCTGTTGCGCATCTGGATTATCCTTGAAAGGAAGGTCAATATTCATATTTAACAGCAGATCAAGGCAGTCTTTCTGGTTTTGATAGACTGTCATATCACCATTAATAATTTGATTTAAAATCGCCCGATACCATTCAAACGAACCTTCTGTGAATTTTTGCATAAAAATAGAGCCAGACCTCCTTTCTTCTTAGGATTTAGTCTGGCTCTCATGTGGCTCTCTGACTGTTATTCACTTGCTTTGAAGTTATATATAGGTTTGATAATATCAAATATTTCTACGGTATCTTTGATGTTATCAATAATTTCTTTCGGTGGTTTGTAAGCCATAGGGCTTTCATCAATCGTAGATTTCTGAACGGATGTTGTATATATCCCATTCATAGACTTCTCAAATTCTTCTAACGATATGTTTTCTTTTGCTTTTGACCGGCTCATAATACGTCCTGCACCATGCGGGGCTGAACAGTTCCAATCACCATTCCCTTTCCCGACTGCGATAATGCATCCGTCCCGCATATTCATTGGGATAAGAACTTTCTCACCATATTTAGCTGATATTGCACCTTTCCGAACAATATTTGTATCGTGGTCAATATAATTATGAATTGTGTCAAACCATGTATTTTTTTGAAGTGTCCAATTCATGCTGTAGAATATAGCCGATTGTATGCACCGCCTGTTTATTCTCGCAAACTCTTGACAGATTTTCATATCATGCAGATATTGCTTTCTATGTTCTCCCATCAAGTAGCATAATTCTTTCGGAATACCTAGTTTGTCCGGCTTCCATTTTCGTTTTAATTCGTCAATGCCATTTTGAATTTCTTTGTGTCTGCCAGAACGTTTGTATTCTTTTACTAATTTTTGTATTTCAGTTTCGAGCTTATCTGTGCCCTGCATATCTTCTATTGCAATTTTCTGATATATTTCGGCTACTTGTTTTCCAAGGTTGCGACTTCCAGTATGAATTACAAGGTATTTTGCGCCTCTTGAATCGGTATCAACTTCAATAAAATGATTTCCGCCCCCAAGTGTACCAAGGCTCCTGCGAATCCATTCAACATTTTTAAGCTGAGAAAAACAATGAAGTTCTTCTAATTCTTCAAAATTTATGATTTCATCACGTACGTTTCTTCCCGCCGGAACATTATTCCTTATCACTTCATCAAGGTTTTTGAAATCTATTGTTCCCACATCATCAGGAATTTGTGTTGTGAGCATTCCACATCCAATGTCCACACCAACAATGTTCGGAATCACTTTGTCTCCGAGATCAGCAGTAAAGCCAATTACACATCCTGCTCCTGCATGAACATCTGGCATGATTCGTACTTTGCATTCAGAAAATGCAGGCTGTTTTATCAATGTATAAATCTGATTTAATGCTTCTGGCTCGATGTTTTCTGTAAATATCTTCAAGTCACTCATAATGGCGCTCCTTTCTGGCTCTCTGATTAATTGTTTATTCTTTCCTTTCAACAACAGTTACACTACCCTCAAATACTCCGAAATTAGAAGATTCCTGGAACGTGTGAGTCTCGGCAATATCCTCATCCGTCATAGGGCGTGTGAGATACCATAGTGAATCATCTTTCCATGTAATTTCCTCTAATTTTTGGTTTGGCTCCAACTCTAATGTTGTGTTTCCACCGCAATTTCTTGTGGCAGACTGGCATCCCGCTATTCCAAGTGTCAGTGATAAAGCTGTTATTGCAACGATTATCTTTTTCATTCTGCGTATCCTCTCATTCTTACTGGCCATTCAAAGCCAAAATCTGAACGCTTGATTTTACATTGTGGGATTCCGTCATTCCAAAATACTAATCCCTCTATCTCGTGTTCAGAAAGATATTTCTTGATTCCCTCAAATGTTCTTTCAACTTCAACAATCTTTTTACCATGCGGAACAAGCCAGTCAAAGTCGTAATTATAGGGATTTCCACTAAAATGCTCTCCAACGGCTTCATATGTGCCATCTATCAACGGATTACGGTAATCATAGTAATTTTTTAAGTGAAATGCCATTGCAAACCACTTATCATCCGGATTACTCTCCTCAACTTTTACCCATCCCGGCCAGTGGCCTGTAATTGCATCTGGTTCGCAACAAGGAATAAATCCTTCTGGTGGCACTTTGCCTTTCTTGCAGTCATAACGTTTATAAAATTTCCCGTCAATTACTGCACAGCAAGAACCATCGTACTTGACTGTTGCAATCCCCTCTCCTTCAAGTATCCATTCCATACCCGGATGCACTTTTGGAAGAATCTTTATAACATTATGGTCTTTAAATTCTCGTTCAAATAATGTAGGTATCTTTTTCACTCTTATTCCTCCCACAAAAATTGATCTGTTCCTCGCGCATTGTCAACTACTCTTTTCAAAATAAGCATCCCACACTTCTTACAATAATACGGGCGAAATCGAATGTTAGATGTTCCTCGTGGTTTAAATTCATTAAAATTATAATTATAAGGATTATTTATCTCGCATTCTTCAAAATCATGGTCGCATTCTGGCATTTTCATATAAACGCTCCTAATCTGGAATCCCTAACTGTTCGTAAGTAAATACGGTTGTGTATTTCTTCCCACATTTGTAGCAAGTTTCTGTAATGGTGCAAGTCTTTTCTTTGTCATTACATTTCGATTCTGTATCAGAACTTTTGAACTTGCATCCACCTGTCAGGAAACATTTAATCCGTTTTCTATTCATCTTGTTCTCCCTGTAAAACTTTTCTGATGCAGTCCTCAACGAGTATTCATACATTAACCATAAACTCTTTCTTACAGTTGCTACCCTTACATTTATACGGCATCCGATAAATCTTTGTGGTTGGGAAAATCTTTAAGGCTTTCTTTCCACAAAACGGACAAATCACCCACTTTGTACCATTTTCCATTTTAATTTGTGCTGATCCGTCCCATGGTTCGGGTATATTCATATATTCAGAGAAGTCTACTCCTTCTGATTCAAGTGCTGTTTTAATGCTCATTTACCGTTGTCCTTTCTGATCAATGTCAAAATCGTCAAATAATTGTCCCCGATGTAATCTGCTTTCCATGTTTTAGAAAGATTTCCCGTTTGGTTGCATATTACGGTCGTATTCCCTGCCAAAAGCAAGCGTCTGTCTGGATAGAACCTAGTCGGAATGTTCATTCGGTGGCATTCTCCCTCAAGATTGTACGTGGTGTCAAGAAAATCAATGTCCGAGCCTGAATAAATAATTCTCATCAGCTCAGTCCATGAATCTTTCTCAGATTCGCATATCGGTCAATCAGAACGTCAAGTGTTGTATGCAACTGGTTAATTGTAACGCAGTCGTCCTGATGCTGTCTGTGATATTTTGCGATTTCTACAGATTCGTCGTAAAATGGCACATCCGCTTTTTTACACACCTGTCTTTTTAACTCATTGTTATAATCGCACATTTTATCCAATTCAGCCTGAAGCTCGTTGATTTTATTATCCTTGTCTAAAATCTCATGTTGCTTTGCTTCTCTCTCATCAGCCAACCGAAAAAGTTCTTCTTTCAACTGATCTGCTGTCCAACTCTTCAAATCTTCAATTCTCATGGCGTCCTCCCTTAAAGCTTAGTGAATATTTCCATGTCATAGTTATTTCGAATATAATCCACGCATTCAGACAACTTTTCTTTTAAGAACGGGTCGTTTGCAATGTCTGGATGTATTGAATATAGTGTGCAACTATCTTTTTTACCGTCTTTCTGAAATTTCTTCCAGTCAAATGTCATTACGAACAGCGGAATTGCTTTGAGATTTTTAGTCTTGTATCTTATATATAGATTGAATATCTTTTTGAACATGAGATTTTCCCCTTTCAATTACACTGTCTTTTCAAATAGATCAAGAATAAACTCCCGTCCCATCTGTACAATCCGTCTATGGTAGATCACTTTTCCGGAGTCCAATACTTTCAGTTCGTTCATTTTTCTCTTTCCTCCCTGTGCTTCATCTGGCACTCGATCATCTTTGCTATGTTCTCACGTTCCTGTTTTATTCCATGTCCCTGACGGAACAACTCACATTCGAGAATATTTCCGCATCTGGAACACTCGTCTTTAATTTCTTTTCCTGCTATTTGCATTCCCATCCATCCTGTACCATTTTAGGCTTATATTCTTTTTCGGTATATCCTTCACCGTTGCACAAATCGCAAGTGACTTTTGTTTCTTCATATCTGTCGCAGCATTCCCAGTATTGCGCACGATTTATCATTTTTATAACAATTCCTTTTCCATAACATTTCGGACATCTATGGATTTTATTTCCCTGTATTCGTTTTACAAGGTCATCAAGAGTTGTTTTTCCACCATAGTCATCTCTCAAACATATTGCTTCATGAATTTTCATTTTCTGCGTCCTCCCAAAATTCGCAAACACAATCTGGTTCCGTAAAATCAGCGCAGTGTTCACTGTCGCCGTTGAAACATACCCATGTAAAATCGTCATGTTTCTTACATGTTTTACAACACTTTTCTTTTTGCATAATTAACACATCAATTAAAAAAGTCCAGTGTGCCGACTTGAACGGCATAAATCTCCCAACGAGAAACACTGGAACCGAACGAAGTAAGAGAAAAAGATTCCAATGATTGCAGTTCATTGGAATCGGAAAGGCAGGAATCGAACCTGCGGCACATAGCTTACAATGCCATTGCTCTACCACTGAGCTACATTCCGTACCGCTTGTCACGGACAGTTAAAAAAACGAGTTGATTTTCACCTTTTATTTCATTCAACAGTGATACAATCGTATCTCTCTGAATTAATTGTGTTTTCCATGGCTTCAACCGGATTATATCCAAGATTCTGTAATACCTGTTTGAATACTGTTACCGACTGGCCACTTGCAAGCTGTACACCTTTTCTTGTGGCATCTGCATGGAACAGATCATGTCTGCTATATACATTCCAGAAGATAACGTTTGGAATAACATATCCGGCTTTTTGGAATTTCTTTTCCATTTTGTCATAGAAAGACCAATTCTTATCTCCGCAGTAATCAATTTCCATATCGGAAATAACAACTATGGCTTTCGGCATTTCTTCTTGTGAAACGTTGTTCTTTTCAGCAATATCAAGTACTTTCTCAAATGCTGCTTTAAGGTTTGTATTACCGCCCCAATCTGCATTTTCGACATTTTTTATTTTCTGGTGAAGTGTTTCACCCTTTAATGTAACAATCTGCGGATTACTAGAGAACGTCATAAACAGATTATGATATGCACCTGTATTTCTTTCAGCAAAATATATCGCCAGACCGATTGATGTTGCCATTGGTCTTCCACACATCGAGCCAGAGACATCAGCCATAATCAGTGCGTTTGTTCCCTGTTCAATATAATCTGGAAGTGCTTTCCATTGTGCTTCAAGAACTTTATTGTTTTCTCTTCCATAAAGGATTTTCTCTACAATGTCATATGGATACAAAGTTGAAGCGTTAATTTTAACTTCTCCTTTATCGGCTTTATTGATAAATTCGCTGAATCCATCAGGATCATGTTTTACAAAGGCTCTACGATAAATCATCATTGCACGGCTTGGAACTTCTGGATATTTGATTTCAGTCCATTTACCGGCGGACATAAGGCTTTCAACGACACCGATTCGCTTTCTCATGCTACGAACCATTCTTTTGAACTCAAAAACTGAATATCCAAGTTTGTGAGCAGTTAAAATTCCAAGCTTTCTTGTTTTTGGGCTACTCGCATCGGCTGTCTTTATCCATTTTCCGAGTAATGAAATCGCACTATTTCCTGTAAGAATATTTTTCCAATCTTCCTCGAACTGATTCTTCATGACTTTCCACATATCATCTTCCAGTGGCGTTCCAATCAGTTCGTAGAGATCATCGTATCTTCCAAACACTCCAATCAAATCAAGGTTCGGTCTAAGTGCTTCTGGATGATGCTCTGCCATATAACGAATAATGGTTCGGAAAGTTTTTCTTTCTCCTAATCCCTCTCGAATATCTCTTGCGTAAAAAGCAATCTTCGTAGCAAAGAGTTTATCCTGTGCATACGCTTCTGAGAACAATGTAGTGATTCTATTCTCATCGGCATCTCTTAATGCACCAATAGTTCCGAATAAATCAAGCCTTGCATCACTTGTGGTATTCAGCGCAACTGCGCCATTCTCGGTTCTTGTAAACTTACTTTCTTCTTTCAGTGCATTTGCAAAATCCATGTTTTTCTCCTTTCAGGACACGATAAAATAATTTATAGGTTATTCGCCTGAGATTTTATTTAAGAATAAGTTGCTGTAAGTGTCCCATAAATTTTCATGATGCTTTTGGGTTTCATAATTAGCAGTTATGTCCAAATGATTGCTGTAAGCATCACATAAGTGGCAAGGGATGGATTCGAACCATCGACAAATACCATTTTGAATGAAAGAATGATTGCTGTAGAAGTCACAGACATGACTTACACTCTTTTTACTGCTCTACCAACTGAGCTACCTTGCCATATTCACCGTCTTTAACGGTCAGACATTATCTGGGCTGAATTTCACCTCTTTCGCTATAGCGTAAATCCACCTGAGACATAGACCACCTGTATACAAACAGCTTAACTCTAAGCGGATTAAAGCGGAACGCCCGGAATCGAACCGGAGACCAGAGCGCGACTCTGTCAGTTTTCCACTAGCGTACATTCCACATAACCCGGAAACCCCGGGTTAGCAATATGTTTATCGTGTTATGCTTTCCACTAGGCAATTTTTCATGGCTTGGACTATCGTATTTTTGCCAACCTGACGGCTTTTTGGTAACCGTGGTATGCTCCACGGAGTTGTTTCGGATTTGGATATTCATGTCATTGTGGATAACGGCGAAACCTTTTATATGCCTCTTGAAAACTTCCTGTCCTCAACGTGCACCTATTGACGACAATTTAACTCAGAGACTGTGCCGAACGGGGAATTATCTTCATTGAACAGGCTGTGCCGTTACACACCTTTCATAAAAATAATCCACATACACTCATTCAGCAGTTTTTTCTGTCCATAAAACGGATAGACAGCATATGGAAGAAATGGAAACTACAGGACTCGAACCTGTGACTTGTCGGTTATGAGCCGACCGTTCTGCCAACTGAACTAAGTTTCCTAAGCAGAGGGTTATTGCAGTTCAAGAGTAACTTCCTCTGCTGTTGCGATTCTTGCCCTCGCAGTCGCAACAAAGGGTCTAAATGCTGTTCTGCATAAGCAGAATCCATCCGGGGCATTTGAAGCCCCTTTAATCATCCCCGTTGGGATAGATGGAACCAATTCGGAGGGGAACTATATCATGGCTAAACAATATAGTCCGACTGGGCTAGCGGGATTCGAACCCGCGAATACAGCAGTCAAAGTGCTGTTCCTTACCGCTTGGAGATAGCCCATTATTTGTCCGGGATTTTACCCGGACTCGTGATAGAGTGATATATTTTATAAAATTTTAGAAAGCATCATGTCTATATTTGTACCGTTAAGTCCGCGCCAGTTACTTTGCAATGGGCGGGAAAAGTTATTCTCCATTGGGTTTCACCAACGCAGACCTAAGCTACTCTGGATGCCTCGACCTGTCAGATTCAAAGGCTTTCCCGAACCTGAGAACGACAGGCTTCTGCTTTTCTTGTATTTTCACCCGTTCAATCAGTATGGTGAACAGGGTATTTGTATTGTGAATGCTAACCACATTGGGTTCTCCTTATAATCTAAAAATCACAACTGCATTAACTGCAAAACATATTTCCATTAATATAAATACTGCCGTTGCTATTGGATTGCCTTTCTTTTCGGTTTCGTCCTGTGATATAAGAAATGCTAAAACCAATGTAAAAAATACAATATCCAACATGGCTGCTACGAATTTTGCAAGAATCATTCTTTCTGTTCCTCTCCGATCATAAAATCAAGAATCTTACCGGCGGTCTCGTCTTCTGGCTCGAATGGCAGGCCGCATGTACAGTACTTCTCAATCGCTGTTTTAAGGCTTGCTTTGAAACCATTGTAAACTTCTCCATGTGCAAGAAGTTCATTTCTTAAAACGGCTATTGCGTACGTAACAGTTACAGAGTTAGTATTGTTCATTCTTCAAGTCCTCCATTTCCTTTACACTGATTCCGACTATCCCGGCGCTATCTTTGCTGTCTGTAGCTTTGAAGTGTGCTTTAGGATGCTGCGGGTACATAAACTCGAACATGAGGTAATTTGCTGCATCCACGAGATATTCTGTGTTTCCGGTGGAATTATATTTCTCAATACACCGTTCCATAGACGGGAGTGCCTGCACGTTCCCGGTTTTAAAATTCTTCCTGGCAGGACCGTATTTATGATAGCTTACCTCGACTCGATTCTTACGAAGTTCATCAAAGCGTTCACTGTATTCTTCTGACATATAAAAACCTCTTTTTTATTTTTTGAGAAAAATTGAGTCAGCGTTTTGCCTATCTCCTTCGGAAATATTGTTCCAATGCTTCTCTGGTGATCTGCGATACGCTTTTGCCGGTTCGGTTCTTTTCGGCTATGAGCTTTCGTTCTAGCTGTCCTGTGAGCCGGATTCGGATTGATTCGCCCTGAGGGTTATTCTTTTTCATAGGCAGTGTCCATTTTTACTGAAAGGATTGGTTTGTCATCAGTTTTTGCTAAAAGCGTAATCCCTTTGCCTTCTTTCCAAGGTGATGTGACTATCTGAATATTAGAAACGCCAGTTTCGCTGCAGATATTCAGTAACTGTCTAGCAATATCCATCAGCCCTGACCGAAGATATCCATCGTTGTTTAATATTTTCTCCATCTTGTTCCTACCCTTCTGTGAATGTAAATGGTTATCATAAATCATTTATTGCTTTTAATTTCTGATTAGCAATTTCAACCTGAGAAGCAAGTACGCTAAGCGACACGTCTCTTATAAATGATTCTTCTAACGCCATGTTTTCTCTCTGAAACAACATCGGAGCTGTAAGCACATAAATTTCAATATTCAAATCACGGAGTCGTCTCCATGTTTCTTCGATTTCATCCTTGGTATTTCCAATATCATCAACTCCGCAAATAATCAAAGAATCACCATTTCTCATGTTTTCGCAAAGATGTTCGAAATTATTATTTTCATCTATTGAGTCGCAAGCAAATGTGTCAATTTTTTCATTCAAAAGCATCTTTTTCTTTGCAAGCAATGGAAACCAAATGCCTGACTCTTTTGCATATCCTATTTTCATATTTATACCTGCCTTTCTGATATCGCCTTGTTGTTTATGGCAGAGAAACCATTAAGGCTTATGGCTTTCGTGTTGCAATCACTATCCCTGCCATGGTGAACTCTTTTTTTGTTTTTTTCGGAATTTTAAAGCCTTGCTGTTAGAAGAGGCTTTTTTAATTTTTCGGGAACTCGGAGTACTCACTCGGCGCGTATTGGGCTTTATATAGACCCCCTCCCGGTGTCCCCTGCCGGACGCTACCAGGGAAGCCCGCCGCCCCATGGGTTCCCGCTTCCCTGGCTTAACGCTGACTTTTAATGGCCTGCGGCAGTGGTCAAGGGAATGTGTGATAACGGTTATTCAGCCAGAACATATGTATCTATGGAACAAACTTCAGTTTTCTTTATAGATCGGTGTACATATTAAACAAGCACAGTCATTTTATATTGTACATGTTATACAATTTACACTATTCAAGCTATTTCCATGCTCTTTTGTCCGCCCTCTGCGTACTTTTTAGGGTCTCTGATCTGTTACAGCTCCGGCTTTTCCATCTCTGGAAGCTCCAGCGCCGCCCTGTGTTTATCTGCGATCTGCTGCGCTGTCTGGTGTGGTATGCCGTCCTGCTGTGCTGTCTGCACTGGTGCCGTCTCTGCCATACCGTAAGCTGCTTTTGCAACAAAAATCAAGTTGGCATTTGTGCCGGGCTGGTTGTTCAATCTATTGACTGTACAATTCTTGCAGATATCGAACCATTTTTTAACCGTGTCGCCGTGTGATGTGCTTGCCCTATACTGTCCATTAGACCATTTAGTAAATGTTCTGCGCTCTATTCCTACCAAAAAGCTAAATACTTCTAACGTTGGTAACACTCCGTATTTAGTACATATTCTTACATATACACTAAATATATTATCCAATAATTCTATATCCTCTGTACCTGGTTTCGGTATTCTATCTGCAATATAAAAGATCATATCCACGAAACTATCAGCAACAGTAGCTTTATACTCTTTCTGTGTATCAAATTCTTCTGGAGTTACTTGTAACACAGTGTTTATATATTCATCCACAAGCCTGTATATATCATTCTCATATACTTCTATTCCCTGTTCTGTCACTGTTGTATTACTCTTTTTCACTGTATCACCTCCAAAAATTGAAATAAAAAAAGACGACAAAAACACGTTCGCAGATACAATCCGGGACCTTTCTAAATCCCTTTCTTCTTTCCGATCTGCTCGGTTTTAATCGTCTTAAATAGTCTTATTATTCTTATATTGCCTTTCGGCTTATTCAGTTGTTAATTCTGTTTTATCATACTTTTATATCACTGTCAACAGTCTATTTGATTTTATTTTTACCGTTACATTATTCTTATTTATTAACTCTATATATATCTATACAGTACTGTATAGCATGTATTAATAAACTCTAGGTCTCTAAAATCTTGGAGGGGATTATAAATACAGTTATTATATATTTATACGACTTGTAATACGGTCATTTTCCGGCATATAACGCACAAAAAGCCAGACCTTCCGGCACCTTGTCCGGCGTGATCTGGCTGCTAAATTCTTATTCTTTTCGCACTCTGGCTACCGCTCCCCTCCTGAGTTCCGTCGCCTGTCGTTGATTTTATTTTATCCACACCGGTTTTAAAAATCAAGCCCCAAAATAAAAAAATTTTGCTTGACAACTTCGGCGGTTTTATGATAAATGTATTTTAACAACTTCGGCGGCGGGGTTGTTCCCCCTCACTCATTACGCCGCCAGAATAAGACAGCAAAAGCCCCCGAGATTATCTCTCAGGGGCTTATTTTGCGTCTTTCCAAAATGGAAATATTAAAATTTGCACTTATTCAGTACTATTTCAAGTTTACATTCAATTACCTCAGTAATTGTTGCCTAAATAATACTATAGATCAGATGAAAAAGCAAGGATTGTTTAAATTATCACAATCTGCAATTACTTTCATTCCTCGATCTAAATATTTCACCTGAACATCATTAAATCTTCGCTTTCCCTTATCAATTACATGGTCTTTGTGAATTGTGTAAACAGTTCCGGGCGTTTCTACTGTAGCCGGTGCATAAGCACACATGTCAAGCGCTATTTCCTGCGCTGGCAGAACATCGACAGTCTTTACATCGTCAATTCTTATCAAGTCCTCATGCCGTCCCAGACTTGGAAATGTCCGGGGATTTAAGATTTTCCTGTAGATTACATCAACTTCTTTCTGATTTTCCGGCATAATATGCAATCTCAGGTCCAGATCAGACACCATATTTTCATAAATTGGCGTATTGACCCAGCCTACAAACGAATCCCCGGATTTTACCCTGACTGGAAAGCGCTGTTTAAATTCTTCTGTTTCTGATCCTGCGACAGCTCCGCCACGCCACCTCATGCAGATTTCCGGCTTGTTCATGACTCCGTTTCCGGCTACGGATATTTTCATATCATGCCAGCTATCCCACCGACAAAGAAAATGGACCATACCGGCAATTGTAGAAAAAGGCGGGAGCGGGTATGTTTCGCCCCGCTTGCCATTCCATCCCGGTATTGAAAACCGGGCGGTATCCATATGTCCTTGTATCATTACTGCTTTCATGCGTTCATTTCCTTGTCTGCTCGGAATCCTTCAAGAATATCGCCATACAGACTTTCTGGTATTTCTTCCTCCATCAACGGCTGTCTTTCTTCAAGTTCTGAGTCGAGGCTTGCGTCGATGTCTGTAAGCGCCTGTTCTCTGTTGAATCCCATTTCTACAGCTTTGTTTAATAAATCAATTGTTTTTTTCATCTTCTTTTTCCTCCTCCTTATGCCCGAGCATATGAAATAAAATTCTGCTCGGCGGTTTCGTCAACAAGTTCCGCCGGGATTCTCACCCAGTTCTCGCCCAGAGAATTTATAAAATTCTCTTTCTGGGCTTCTGCGCCGCACAGCCAAGCTGCTGTGACTTTGGAACATCCCCAGTTTTCGGAATTGTTCCGCACCACCTGTTTTAATTCAAATTCTTTCATTTTTCTCCTCCTAGTTAATCCCGGTAACCTTAACCCGGGTCTGCAAAATATCCTCCGCAGCTTCCATGATCTCGAAATCCACGATATACTCATCACCGTACTGATATACGGCGATTGCTCCAGACTCTATCAGTTCTTCGCCGTCCCCGTTTCCATCCCAGAGCTGACCGAAGTAGTATTCTTTGCCGATTTCGATTGTGTCCTCTGTTCCGAGGATATATGACAATGTGTTTAATTTCATTTCTTTCCCTCCGTTCCGCCCCTGCCCGGGGCTGTGTGATTGGTTCAACTCATTCTTTTTAAGATTTCTTCTTCGAATAGTTTTAATTCATGTTTCGCATATATGTTATGCTTATATGTGTATATCAATTTATCATTCGGGAGCTTTAACATCTCATACACTTCATTTTTCCTTTTTAAGACCTTTTCTTGATTCTCTTTTATATGCTTCAATCTCCCATTAACTACGTTTATTGTTTCGCGATTGTATAAATTTTCACTGTTCAAAATCGCTTCTTTTATCATTCTGTATTCTTCCAGAAGCATTTTATTTCTCAACTCGTCAAAACTTGTGCAATCAGAACCATCAATTATTTTGACGATTTCAAAACGAAAATCACATCCTTTTATAGCATCTTCCAGTATGTCTTTGTTGCTATGATATTTTCGTAAAATACCATTCTTGTGTAGCCTAGCTCTTGCTAAAAGTTCAGATGAAGAACCAATATATTTCTTTCCGCTTTGTTGATTTGTGATTGTGTATATCCCTATGCCGTCTTTGACTGGAACGTTAAACAAATTGCTCATTCCTGTAACCACTTCCTTTCTATGGTTACAGTATATCATTTATTAAACTATGCGTCAAGTATTTTATTAAACTATTCTACTAATTTTTCATTCTTTCCAATTCTTTCTGTATACACTCCAGAACGAATGCAGACATCTTGACGCCTTTTAGATCGGCTGCTCTTTTTACGTCTTCCTTGGTTCCCTTTGGTGCCATTACTGTTATACGGTCGTACTTGTCTTTTTGATATTGTGCAATATATGAAAGTTCCTTTTCTTTCTCTTTAAATGCCATTCATTAACCCTCCTGTTATTGTTTACTTTGATTATATCATTTATTAAACTATGCGTCAATTGGCTATGGGTTTTTATTTCGATATTTTTTTATTTCCTATTATATGTGCAGAAAAAACACTATTT